ATCCTATAGAAATTAATCTAGCTACGCCACTGAAAGGTCTTTTTATTATTTGTTTTAGATCTATTTCCATTAAAGGGGTTATTTTTATTTATCTTTTTTATTTATCTTTTGCAAGGCTGAGTGAAAGCTGAGTGACTAAAGATCACTCAGCTTTCACTCAGCCCTGAAATGTAAATATTTGAAGCTACTAACTTCCAGATTTCCTTGATTTTTGATTCCGTAATGTTGATGCCCGGCCATTCGGTTTTAGCGAACTCGGACATTTGTTTTAGGTATTTTGACAGAGGAACAATGATTCCCTCTTGAGTCGGGCTGAACAATTCTAATTCTGGTTTCTTTTTCATGTTGTATTTGTGTTTAGGTTAATGTTTTAATTCTGTTTCAATTTTACTACGAAGCTGTGTAATTTCATCACCAGCTTTTCCTTTAGTATAATCTTCAAGGTGAGCGAGCCAAAAATCACATTGCTCAAGTAGTTTTTTAAGCTTACCAATTCTTAGTAATCTTTGATAACATTTTTCTGCTATTGTTTTATCGTAATATACTGATCGGGTTTCAGTTGCCATCAGTCCAAAATCATTATCATGATGCAATTCAAGTATTGCTGGTGGCGATGATTTGTAATTTGGATTTGGTTTCATTTTATTAGGTTAGGTGTTCTGGGGAGAACAAGGTTAATTAGTCAAATCGGAATGCTTTATCATTGATATAATATTGAATACCATGTCTTTTGCCTGATCCCATGTTTCCGCCGTTGCGAGAAGTTTTCCGTTTTGAAGCACATCGAAAACCTTATTTTCTTCGATATGCGTTTCACCTATAGCGTAAAACGCACCACATGGTTGTTTGCGCGGGGATATTTCCACACCATTTTTGAATTTGTAGGTTTTCATAAATTAAATTAGGTGTTCTGGGGAGAACAGAATCAATATGGAATGTCGTCTGCTATTTCTGAGTATTCTTCGTCAATTGACATATTAGCACCTTTATATGAATGCAGATTGCCGGGATTGATCGGGCCAGATATTGAAAGATCTTCTGCTGCTTTTTTTACGCACTTAGAAAATGGAGTCGTGAAATTTCCTTCACCGAAATTCAAGTTGCAATAATAATGATACAATTTAATCAATCGAGGCTTGCCAATTTCTGCCAGCTTCTTTCCCTTCTGTGATCCATATGGGACGATGGCTGAACCCCAGTCGTCGGGATTAAGTTCTTCCTTTACCTCGACAGTCTCTTCCTTCTTCGGTGCTTCGGCCTTGGTCGAGTAGTGAATACCCTTGCGGTTAGCTTCAATGAAGACCGATGAGACATATGAGCCAAGGGTTTCTTCGTCTGTGATCTTTCCAAGGTATGCCATGCGAACCAAGGAGTCTATGTATTGGTGAAGCTCAACGATCTCATCCAATGCCTGCTCTGGATTATCGGTTACGATACTCTTAAGCTGGGCAGATGCTGCAACACGAGGAGGTTCTTCGCTCGCGCCATCGTATTCAACTTTCGCCGAAACTGAAACCTTGATGACTTGATTGCAAACCTGCTTACCTTCTTTGTTCTCGTATTTTTCTTCGGCAAATGTAACTCCATTCAACCCTTGTTTACCGCGAGTTGAAGACAAAGTTACAGTTCTATTTTTTACTGAATCTTTTTGTTCATTATTACAAAAAGTTATTTTGTAAGCGTTTCCGTCGATTTCAATTTCTCCATCTTGGAAGTTCTTCTCACCATATTTTGTGTTTACACTTCTTGTTTTGTAAAGTTTGGTGATTTTTCCCGTTACTTTTTTGATGATGTCGTTTGGCTCAATGCCGTCTAATTGATTACTCATAATTTATTTACCAGTTTTCTTCGTTTACTTCCAGTTCTTTGATTTCTTTGGTTGCTTTGTCGTAGATGCGATAGAAGTCTGCTAACCCTCCGAGCGAAATGCGGATTTCCCATCTGCTGATCGGATCAACCCCAGCGTTCATATAAATAACTTTAAGTTCTTCTGCTCTTTGCTTGATTCTGTCTTGTGTCATTTGTTACCTTCATTATATGATACCTTATCACATACCTTAAAATCAATGTCTTCTAGTGTATCAATGAGCTCGGAGATTGCTGTAGCCTCTGGATGATTTTCAAGATGAGCAATCCTTGCAGCTGCTACTAGAGCATCATGCGCTTGTTCAAAGCAGCACATTAAATCGTATTCAGTTGTTGTCATGTGAACTACCGAACGACTAAAGATCGTTCGGCTTCTAGAACATAAATGTTCTTTCTTTTTAGACACTTCATCGCTTGTGCTTTTAAATTGCTTTAATAGTCTTATGTCAGCTCCATGCCTGTAATCGGCAGTTCCTGCCGATCTAGTTCCATAGTAACTAGTTTGTGCCTTTGATATACTTGGTATCAGCATCCAAAAGGAAGACGAAGTCTTCCTTGCTACGCCACTGAAAGGTCTTTTTGTTGTTTTGTTTTAGATCTATTTCCATTAAAGGGGTTATTTTAAATTATCTTTTTTATTTATCTTTTGCAAGGCTGAGTTTCATCTGAGTGACTAAAGATCCTTCGGCTTTCACTCAGTCCTGAAATGTAGATACCTCATTGCGCTCGTTTTTAACTAATCTTGCATACGGTCTTAATATGTCCAACAAGTCTTCTTTGTCGATTGCAAACGCTGTTGTTTCAGCAAAATCCTTGTACGGGCTATAAACCCTGTGCACAATTGCAATACAATCGGATTGGCTGGATATTGTAATTGTCTCGTTTCCGTTTTTTATTTCAAGCATATCAAGCTTCCTCCCATTTTCCGATTGTTTTTAGAAAAGCCTCGGCGCGGTGACGAGCAGTTGCTATGGATATGTGCCACAACCCCACGGTTTTTTTAGTCATATGCCCACATATCGAAGCAAGATACATTCCGTATAATATTCGCTTGTTTTCTGGCAGAGTCATTACCGCTCCGTGTATTACATTGAGGTCGTTGCAATAGTCTGGAAGTTGGGCCATCCCATTTTCATATGTGCCGTAAATCGGGGGATTATTCGGCGGCGGAAAGCCTTTTGTTAGCTTGAGAGATTCTACAAATACGCAGTCAGTCCACCCGCGCGATAGCGCGATTGCAATGTTGATTTGTTTGTTTGTCATGGTTTAGATATTAGATATTGTTTGAGGAAACGTCAAGAATTATTTTAAAAAAAAGACTGCATTTGCTTCGGGTGTATCAGCAGTGCCAATTTATTCGTTCAAAAACAAATGCTAGTCTACCCCATAACCATCATCAATGGTAATAGTGAAAGGGAAGAGTTTGTATTCGTGTTCAATTTGCATAGTATTATTTGATTGTGGACAGGTCGAGAATTATTCTTTGCGAACGCTGTTCACGTGTTCGACAATGTTCTTGAGATTACACTCAAAACTATTGCGAGCAGCCATTACAAGGTGTTGTATTGTAATTTCAAATTCGTTGCGAGCTGTTTTCTCATTAATCTCTTTCAAGCAAGAGATTTCATATAGCAGATCATCGAACGTAAGAGAATCAAGAATCTTTGAATACTTTTCACTATCAAGGTCGACTGTGGTGTTGGTGGTTTTCATTGCAGGATTGATATTAGGGGTTGCTAGAGGAACTAGCAATAAATATTTTCAATAAACAGGCTGGGAAGCAACTCGGGATTGCATTTCTTTGCCTTCATAGATAAAGGTCATGAGATCGTAGCCCTGAGGATCTTCAGGGAGGTCTACAAACTCTACTCTGTCTGTTGGAACCCATTCACCTTTTCCAACATGCACGCAAGGAATAGTCTTTAGATAGTATTTGTCTTTCATTTATATTAAACAGAAAGTTTGACATAGCTAAGTTCTTTTTCAAGCTCTACAATCCTCTCTTTAAGAAGATCAATATAATCATTTTTTTCTTCGAGCGCAGTGTTCATTTCTTTTTGCAAGTCATCATATGGCTCTTGCCACCACTTACCCCATTCTCGTAATTTATCGTGAATTTTTCTAGCTTTTTCAATTTCTTCAATAGCACTATCAATCATCGGGCAACTGTAATCTGGTTCTACTGGTCCTTTCATTTTTTATCCTCCTTGAGCTGTTTATAATAAGATTTTGCTCTGTCGTAAGACCCTATCGAATATATAGGCCCGAAGAACAGAGCCATTATTGTTGCACCAATAAGAGACTTTTCTACTCCATCTTGTGCCCTGGTAAGAGCTCCTAAGATGATAAGCCCGATCAAGATTAGAGTTCCAGAGTGTGGTCCGTAACCAGGAAGACTAAAACAACCTTGCCAGCACAACCTAAATACTTTCATTTCGCTCCCTCCTTGAGTCGGTCAGGTTTTGTCGCGTGTAGCACATCAACCGCCGTTTGGATAATGTGCCACAGAGCATCTGACATACTCGTTTCGTTCTCATCACGGTTCCAATATTCAACAATGTGCTCCAACGCCTCCCGTAACTCGTCGCGCTCGCGTTTTAAGAGCATTACCCCATCATGGAACTGCTCCCACCCAACTCCTAACATTTTAGGATCGCAGTTTATTTTAATACCAGCACCTTCAGCGAGACATTGAATTAGCTTGTTGTCTCCGTTACGAAGTTTTCTAACCTCATCAAGCGTATACTCAGTGTCTCGCAAAAGCTTTGTTAACTCTTCAATTTGATTTTGCACTGACTCAAATTCTAATACAGTTGCAAAATCTGGTTTTGATTTCTCACTCAATTTCACATCTCCTTTGATAAAAGCTAAAACCTCTTCAGGGTGTCCTGCTTCACTTGAAAGATCGTCCAGAAATACGAAGTTTGCCTCAGCGCACTTAGACTTTATAAAAGCTAGCTCTTTTTGTGCAATTTCGTATTGTGTAGTTTTTTGTGCTAGTAGTACCTTTAAATTACCGCATTCGCGTTCAATTGCTGAAAATTCTGTACGAGCAGAAGAGATCTCAGATTCCGTGACAATGAGCCAGTCTTTTGGGGCTCGGTGTTCATTTAGCCATTCAGCTCGGCGTTTAGCTTCTCCTGTATCCATGTCTTTCATTGTTAAAGAGTATAGGTTCTTATTGAGGAACCTGCAAGGAAAGAAATCCACCTAGGGAAAAGGAAAGGTAGATGAAATTCTCTCCGTCTTGGACTTGAACCAAGAGTGCCTTTCAGCTCCCGATTAACAGTCGGGTGTATTTACCATTCTACTAACGGAGAATATAAAACTTATTTATTTTGTGTAATGGAAGATGTCAATAGTGAAAATTAGCTTTTTGAAATAAATATATTAAGAGAGTAATCTTTAAAGTTCGTACCTTTAAAGAAACTAGACACAAACAGCTAGCTGTCCTCTCTTAAAAATTAACACAAACATGAAAATATATAATAATACTTATAACGAGTTTTGTTGCGAAATCTGTAATAAAACATTTAATTCAAAAAGAGCTCTTAATTCTCATAGCGTTGTACATAAACCTGAGTATGTATGTGGCTCTAAAAAACTATCGACAATCGTTGAAGCTGAATATCTAAAAGCTCCTCTGACATGTAAGCAATGTAACACTATTATACAATATAAAGATTCTTTCGGTAAATTAACATTTTCAAGAAAGCAAAAACGTTTAGGTCGCCCAGGTAATATATTTTGTGGAATGTCTTGTAGTGCAGTTTTTAACAATAAACATAAAACACACGGTACTAGAAAATCTAAAATTGAATATTTTATTGAAAAGAATTTAAAAGAAACGTTTCCGACATTAAAAATGCTTTTTAACGATAGAACCGAGAATGGATCTGATTTAGAATTAGATATTTATATACCATCCTTAAAGTTAGCATTTGAAATAAATGGTATACATCATTACAAACCAATACACGGCGAAAAAGTATTTAAATGTACAATTGCAAATGATACAAAAAAGTCAGAATTTTGCAAGAATAATAACATAGAGCTACATGTATTAGATGTTTCTAGAATGACAGGTTTTAAGAACGAATTAGGGATACCTTATTTTGAATTAATAAAGCAACGTATTGAAGAGAGAGTTCGTGATTGTAAGATCGATCTTTCAGTGTTACCGGTTATTGAGTACACTAAGGTGTCGCAAGAAGAACTTACGAGAGAGTGTATAAATTGCGGTAATATTTTTAATATACCTTATAAACGCTATGGTAAGAAGTTTTGTAGCGATGATTGTTGGAGGCAGCATGAAAGAAATAATAGTACATTAGTTAATTTTTTTATCTCTAAAAGAGACCTTATTGTAGAATGTATAGAGAAGAAGTATTCAAAGTCCCGAACTGGTAGAGTATTAGGTTTTAAAGAATTGGGAGGGTATGATAGATTTTTAAAATTTGCTATGGAAGATATGGGAATACCGATTCCTAATAATTGGAAAAGAAAAAAAGATGCATTGTAAGGTATATAAACTACTCTTACAATGCATCTTTTTAAATGGTGCCTGTCGTGGGGCATGCTCCCACTATCTCCAGTTTATGAAACAGGTGCTTATAACTACTTAAGCTTCACAGGCTTATAAAAATTACTTACTCTTTCACTACACTATCCAAATGATTCTTCATCTTTTTGAAAACTACTTTATGCAAACCTTTATACTTCTTATCAATTACAGGAAGAACTACTTTTCTAGTCCAGTTCCTCATAAGCGTTAAATCAGAATTTAGTTCATCTTCTTTAACGTATTGTGTGAGGTTATTATGGGCTGCATATGAGGCAAACTCAAGCTTTTTATTCAGTAAAAATGGTCGAAAGATTGTAGCCTCTGGATATTTGCAGTAAAAATGAATCGGTACAAACTCTGTATGCCCTTTAAGGAAGTTTAAGAAGTACGATTCTACACAGTCATCTAAGTGATGTGCCGTGCAAATGAAATCAACCTCTTGACTTACTGCATACTCTCTTAGAGCTTTATAACGTACGTTTCTACAAAAGTCTTCTTTGCTACCTTTAACATACTTCTCTTTAGTGATAATAGTACGGAGCGGAATCTCTTCTTTGTAGCAGAACCTTTGAACATCTTCAGCAATATCATCATCTTGTTCAATGAATTTATTGTTGACATGTACTGCAATGAAATTAAAGTTTTTCTTCTTTAGAAGATGACAAGCAGCTACACTATCAATACCCCCGGAGAGTGCGAAGATAAACTCAGTATTCGGAAAATAGGATTTGTTGTAGGAGATCAAGGTTTGGTTATTGTAAGGAAAACTAGTCGAGGTGGGACTCGAACCCACAGTGTTTCTAATGTAAGGGATTTTAAGTCCCTTGCGTTTCGCCATTTCGCCACTCGACCGTTTAAATTTATGTTTCTTATTATAGATTCTTTTTAGGCACTAGCCAGATATTTTTAAGAAGAGAATCAGCCAGTAGAGGGATTCGAACCCCCGACCCATGCTTTACAAAAGCATTGCACTACCACTGTGCTATACTGGCATCTAAAAGAAAAATGGTAGCGGGTGAGAGAATCGAACTCTCCTAAAGAGGCTTCTAGAATCGCCTCAGCAAAGCAACTCTATGAGACCCCTCAGTTCCCAGAACTGTAACCCGCAGTATAATTTTATTTAAGCTAAAAAGATCTGGGCAGTGCTGGACTCGAACCAGCGAAGCCGAAAGGCAAGAGATTTACAGTCTCCCGGAATTGCCACTATCCGAACTACCCTTATATAAAAATGGTACACCCGGTGCGACTCGAACGCACATACTCCAGTTACACGATTAACGACCGCTTAGAAGGCGGTGGTGATACGGGTGTATTTAAAAATTCTAAAAAATATTATACTAGCTTTTTAGGCACTAGCAATATTTACTTCACTAAAAAAACTTGGAAGAGGCGGAGAGATTCGAAAACCGGTTTTTTAGCATAAATAAATATATGATTAAAATTTCTAAAGAAGAGTTTATCAAATTAAAAGGTAAAGACATAGTACCTGTTAATTGCGATTATTGTAATACGGAGTATTTAAAAACAAAAAGACAAATAATGGATTGTAAAGCGTTTTTGTTTAGTAAAGATGTGCTTAAATGGAATTGGAATGAGAATACTAAAGATTTTTGTACAAGAAAATGTTTAAGTGATAATAACAGAACCGGTATTACTAAGAATTGTACTATGTGTAACAAAGAAATATATGTTAAAGCGTCTTTACTTAAAAAAAATATAAACCGTTTTTGTAGTAGTACATGTTCAGCGACATACAATAACACTCATAAGACACGTGGTACACGTAGATCTAAATTAGAAATTTGGTTAGAAGAACAGTTAATTTTAAAATATCCGGATTTGAATATACACTTTAATCGCAAAGACGCTATTAATTCTGAGTTAGATTTTTATATACCATCATTAAATATAGCATTTGAACTAAATGGTATTTTTCACTACGAACCGATTTACGGTCCGAATCAACTGCAAAAGATTCAAAATAACGATAAAAGAAAGTTTCAAGCTTGTGTCGAAAAAGGTATTGAGCTCTGTATCATTGATACATCACAACAAAAATATTTTAAAATCGAAACATCTCAAAAGTTTTTTAATATTATTATAGAGATTATAGAACATAAACTCCGCTTAAAGAAAGTAGGAGAAGGGATCGAACCCACGGGTACATCGGATGTACCCGAGCTATATGTCAGCTCCTAACCATCTTAAAAAATTCTATCAAGACTATCAAAGATCATTTAACAACAGATGCTGTCGTTATTATGCTTCTATATTATGCCCAGAAGCAGGCACTAGCAAGAACAAAAAAAAGCTCTTAGGCTTTATCTTTGCTAAATTTATGCATTAAGAACAAACCGAGTATCTGGACTGGGAGCAAAGATACTCCAAGCCAGGTATTATATGATAATGTAAGAGCTGTCCATGGTACTGTTGCAAGGAAGAGACCAAAATAATATCTATTTGACATACCTATATTATAAGTACAACAGGTCAATAAGCCAGCATTATATCAAAGAATACCTAAAATAATTCCAAGTAGTATTAGTAAATCTATCACTCATTTATTTATGTCGATTAGCAATGATAGTTTATTTGATCTTTGAAAATTTAAATTTATGGAATTTATCTTTCACAAAGAGTTGTTCAATTATGTTACCTTCTTTCAATCCTGCTTGTAAAACATCTTTCGGTATTTTCATGCCTTTTTTTGTTATATTATTCCAAACTTGCACTCTACCTTTACTCTTACCGCAGTCTTTACCTTTGCGGTTTATGCTCATTTTACGTTTATGTTCATCAGATAGCTTTCTACCTGTAAGGGATTTAGATCGCTTCAGTGATACTTCTTTACCTTTTTCTTCACCGTAAATTTCAGCATAAGTTTTACCGGTTCTGTTCTTAACGTGCTCTTTTAATATGTCAGTCTGTAGAAGAATTCGTTTTGAGCGTATTTTTGCAGCTTCACTCATTTTTTTTCTTTCTGACTCTGTAAAAACTCTACCTTTATTCGTGTCAGGGTGGAATCCTCCTATCCCACCTGGTTTATCATTATAACAGTTTTTGTCTTTAATATCAATCAATTCTTTTTCTTTATTATATGCGTCAATCTCATTTTCAAATATATACAATACTTCTGTTGTAAACGCATCATCCCCGTATTTACGGAACGCTCTATAAAGTCTTGTGTCAAGATTTTCTCGTAACTTACGACCTCTATAATGACCGCATCCCATGTACCCGTCGTTTATATTGTTAGTACGATGTACCCCGATATAATATTTTGAATTGTGTTTGTTTATTGTTTTATATACATAATATACATGATTTGTCATGTATATATTTATTAACAATGTCTGTAATTTATAAATCTCTGAGCTGCTTTAGCTGTATTGTTACCTTTATTCTTTTGTTTAGCTTTTAAGGCTCTAGCTTTACTACAGGTTACCTTACCTTTAATTTGTCTTTTAAGAATACCGGGACGTACTGGGTCGTGAATAGATTTTTCAATTATATATTCTTTAAAAGTCATAAAGGTATTTATGCTGAAGAACCGAGTAGCTGAGGTGTCGATCCCCATACCATTCCTGGTACCGCTAGTTTTCAAGACTAGGTCTAGAGCCGTCTAGATTAACTACCCACATTGACTATACCTTTATATTTAAGCTCTTAAACGTCAAAGCTCTCTCGAATTTTAATAACGTAGGGGAACCTCGGAACTCCGCCGCTCCCATCTTCATTAACTGGGGTAAGATTAAAATATTTTACTGTAGCAAGTCTACCAATGAGCTTATCTTTATCACTCCAGAGCTCCTGGAGATACTCCCTTGTACCCTTGATATTACTATTAAACGATAAACCGTTATCGTTTTTAAGAACAAAAGCGCCAAGCATTCCAGTTTTGTTGCCTTCACCTTCCACGGTTCCAACAATTTCGTATTCCCTGTCTTGAAACTCTTTACGCTTGAGAAGATATTTAGAACGCTTCATTTCATATGGTTTATCAACTCGTACCATTTGTCCTTCGTAGCCTTGCTGAATATACTCTTCGTAAAGGTCGTTAAGGTGTTTATCGCTATTAACTTCTGTAGATTCTACAAGACAAATTGATTCGTTATTGCAGATAGAAACTGCACTTTTAATAATCCTATAACGTTCTGTAAATTTCTTTTTAACATCCACACAATCATAAATCCAATACTGTATAGCAGCTTTACTAGCTTTTAGATCTTCTTCTGTTGGTTTTGTTTTCTTTACTAGTGAACAGATAGCATTAAAGTCATTTGCAAACTTATCACAATATAACTCTCCGTCTAGAATAACTTCTGGATACTGATCAAAGAACGGTTTAAGTGCTTCCTGGATATGAGGAACGCTTGCATATTTTTTACCATTCCTGCTATACAGGCCATCTTTTCTTGCTACAAGCCTAGTTCCATCTAACTTAGAAGATGAATAGACAGGGTATGCTAGTTCGCTACTATAATCTTCATATTTCTTAGCGAGCATAGGCTCGGTGAACAAAGACGTATCAATGTCTTTTATATCTTCAAAGCATCCAGAATCTTTTTTCTTTTTCCAGAGAGCTTTAGCTTCAAAAACGGCTTGTTCTTCTCCGTTCCTTGCATTGGCTCTACCTTCATTTGTCGGATGACAGACCGTCCAATTTGTAGTTTGGATAGCGCCGTTCACTTGACCAAAGACTGTTCGGTATTTGTCACCTTCAGTTTCAATAGTCCAAGTTTGTACGGCTCCTGTCGATGTTCTGCTGAAAAGTGTTGGTAGTGTCATATAATTGTCAGACTATAATACTAGAAGCAGTAGGAACTAGCAAGTATTTTTGTGAACTACCGAACGACTAAAGATCGTTCGGCTTCCAGAACATAAATGTTCTTTCTTTTTAGACACTTCATAGCCGTTGCTTTTAAATGAATTCAAAAGTCTTATGTCAGCTCCATGTCTGTAATCGACAGTTCCTGCCGATGAACATCCATAGTATGTTCTTTTTGCCTTTGATTTGCTTGGTATCAGCATCCTATAGAAATTAATCTAGCTACGCCACTGAAAGGTCTTTTTATATAATTTAAAATATCTATTTCCATTGAAGGGGTTATTTTTATTTATCTTTTTTATTTATCTTTTGCAAGGCTGAGTTTCATCTGAGTGACTAGAGATCACTCAGCTTTCACTCAGTCCTGAAATATAAAATAAAAAAAGCCGAGATCTTTATGATCTCGGCTTTTTTGTTTGTTTTTATATTAGGCGCAACGAACAGCCAAGATACCTTTTTCGGTACGTTGGGTAGCCATTTCGTAACCATAGTTACGAGCTGCACGGTGTACGTTAGAGGACTTTGCAAACGGGTATGTAAACCCGTCTCCAATGTTCAACATGCGCATCGTGTTACCGAGCTTGGATGTCTTACGAGCAGTGTGCCCGGGTGTCTTAATAACATTACGGGTGATGCTGTATGTTTCGCTGCTTGCCTTGTTTTGCTTTTTTGCTTTGTCTTTCATGATTGGTTATAAAAATTAATTTTTAATGTGTTTAGTGTGCTCTATAAGATAGTCAAGTTCTTCTTGTTCTATTTTATCTTGACAGTAATCAATGACTTCGTATGCTTCGTCAACGTCTCTTTCTTCATCAACAGGAATATCAGATAACTCTTCGTTAATAATCTCTCTGTCATCTTCTCCGTTTTTAATTCTACGAATAACATTCAAAAGAGTTTTTGTTGTTACTATTCTTCCTTGAGTTGTTGTAAATGAGTCAACAATATGTTTCATAACTACATTTTTGATATTAAAATCTTTTTTTAAGAAAGCAACTACTACTTGTGAATTTCTTCTTTTAATACTCCGATGTAAGGGAGGTTACGGTACTGTTCATTGTAGTCCAGACCGTAGCCAACTACAAATTCATTATTGATCTTAAACCCTACATAATCAGCTTCTACCTCTGCTTTACGAACAACATTCTTACAAAGTAAAACGCAACTCTTTACACTCTTTGCATTCTTTTCATTTAAAAGTTTACTCTTTATTGTTGATAGTGTGAGACCGGAATCTAAAATATCATCTAACAAGAGTACATGTCTACCGGAAACATCTGCTACCTCGTGTTGTCTAAAGTTAATACTACCAGATGATTTTGTACCATGGTAACTTGACACACTCCAGCAATCAACCTGTAAAGGTAATTGTATTCTTCTAAGCAAGTCAGCCATAAAAATAAAGCTACCATTTAGAATAGAAATTACAGTAAATTCTTTATCAGAATAATCTTCAGTTATTAAATGAGCAAGTTCATCCAATCTGCTTAAAATGGTAGATTCATGGTAAAGAACTTTTGCTATATCATCGTTCATTACTAGGTATAATACGCCCAGACAAGATAATTTCAACAAAGAAAAATGAATTTTTTTTAGCTTGTTTAACTCTAAGAAACAGCATAAGATATATGATACACCTGATGAAAGACTACCTCATTATTCTATACTCAAAAGCAATTGACGGTACGGTTTATGTTCGCTTAAAAACTAACACTACAGTAGGTATACTAGATAAAGCAATTGATAAGCTTTATGAGTCTCAATACCTAGATCACAAAAGTAAAGGGTATGCAGGTAATTTTGATACCTATATAGAAAGCTGTTTAAACAATGATGATCTGTATCATATCATCACATTACAAGAACCTAAGCAAATTATAAATGCAGAATACTTTGAAATTTAGTATCTCTTAACTAAGTGTTAAGAGATACTTTAATTTATTTAGTTCACTTAAAATTTCATCTCTTATATTCAAGCAATCTGTATCTTTAACATCGTCTAAGTTACTACCAAATTCAGTAGAAAGATAATCTGTAGCTTCTTCGAGAACAGAAGTCATATCGAAATCATCGAAATTTACTAACTCTATATTGAACGGCATGTTGAATATGATTCTACCGTACTTGCCTTGGTGTACTTCAACCAGAGTGTCAATATGACCATCTAATGCGTCATATATATCACCAAATGCTTTGTGTTGTGCGTAGCTTTGAGTCTGCCAGTGTAAAATACGAAATTGGTTTTGTAATCGGATTAAATTAAAAATGACTTGTTCCATGGTAATTTTATTTATTAGGACTGAGTGAAAGCTGAGTGATCTTTAGTCACTCAGATGAAACTCAGCCTTGCAAAAGATAAATAAAAATAACCCCTTCAATGGAAATAGATCTAAAACAAATAATGAAAAGACCTTTCAGTGGCGTAGCAAGGAAGACTTCGTCTTCCTTTTGGATGCTGATACCAAGTATATCAAAGGCAAAAAGAACATACTATGGATGTTCATCGGCAGGAACTGCCGATTACAGGCATGGAGCTGACATAAGACTTTTAAAGCAATTTAAAAGCAACGGCTATGAAGTGTCTAAAAAGAAAGAACATTTATGTTCTGAAGCCAAACGATCTTTAGTCGCTCGGTAGTTCACTTATGGGTAATATATAAGAGTTGCTCTATTTGTCCATGGTACGTTGTTTCTTGCACTTAGCCCTACCACTCCTCCATCTAAGCTATATTGCACTTTAACAATCTTCCACGCCGAAGCACTTGGTGAAGTTGTGTAAAATGGTGTAGAGCCTGAATAGGTGTATGTATCGTTACCTATAGTTTCATAAAAAAATCTTCTACCACCAGTTGTAACACCTAGTAGATTTGACCCATCACCATAAAATGTACCTGAAAGAGAAGTTGCAGAGATGTTTATAAACGTGCCACTTACTGCTGAGAGCGTTCTCACGACAGCGTCTCCTGTGAGTTGAGCAACTGTTGAGTTTATAACATTTTGATTTGCAAAGATACCTTGTAGGTTTCTACCATCTCCGTAATACACTCCACTGAACGTTGTTGCGCTGTTTAAGGTATTTGTTGTTATTACAGATGAGGAGAGTGTTCTAAATAGCGGATTACCTACATACTCTGTGTTTATAAATTTTGCTGAAAGAGAGTTTAGTTTAGAATCTGCGCTGCTGTTTACAACAAATGTATTAATTGCACCTTGAGAGGAATATACACCAGCTAGCTTTGTACCATCTCCGTAAAACGTACCTGAAAGAGATGTTGCAGCTATATTCATGAATATACCGCTAACAGCAAATACATTATTTGCTGAAAATGATGTTACAGACAATGACGGGTAAAACGGCTTTGATGAGAGACTTGTTAGAAAAGCGTTTATAGTGCTTTGATTACTAAATACACCCTCGAGCTTTGTACCGTCTCCGTAAAAAGTACCTGATAATGAAACAGCTGATATTTCCGTAACTCTAGCTGTACTGCTTATAAACGCATTAGCTTGTAGCTGTACGCTAGATAGTGCCCCTTGTACGGTAACGCTATTTTCAAAAAATTGTGGTTGTTTAGTGTACTCTAATCCCATATAGATTTTAAATTATTTAATCAGATATCTGAGAAACCTCTTCGTTTTAGAATAATTAATATTATGCTTAATGATAAAGATGTTCAAGGTGTATATGAATCGTATATTTCAGCTCTACAAAAAATAAAAAATGTATCTCATAAAGTTGTACCTAGGCAACCTGACGATCATCATGAAGCAGAAACCCTAGAAGATAGAATGCAAGGCGATGGCGGAAACGGAGATCCAAGAAACCCAGGTAATACCATAGGTAACGTCGATTCTGTAGAAGATAACGATAATAACGCTCAACCTACTAATACAGTTACACAAACATCTCCAACGCCTATAGCCATATTAACATTATCTACAAATAATACTGATAATGAGCATAATGATATGATAAAAACAGATTTATATAGTATTGCGTCTAACGCAAAAAAACTATATGATCTAGCTTGCCAAGGTCACACGTTTGACCCGTGGATGTTTAGTAAGATATCTATCTGCTCAGATAGTCTCGGCAATATTACAAAGGTAGCAGAATATGACTCAGTGATGAATCAATAACCTTCTTCGTACTCAGTATCGTAATCAATAAAACCTTCAGCCTGTAAGTAATAATAAATCTTTTTTAAGAGTTTCTTTGTGTTTTTATTATTCTTAGTAGATGATTCTACTATAGATATAGACACACTATTGGTTCTGTTATCTATGAAAACAGAACAAGTATAACCGATGTAAACTATATTAAGTGGAACCCTCACGTAGTATTTAATCAGACACTACGGAACTTTCAGCGCACCAGTGCTATTTTAGCTTTTTTGTAGCTGGTTTTTTCTTGTCTTTGCTGTTCGACCATTTAATACTATCAAAATTGTCATTGTATTTCTTAGTATCTACAGGTCGTGGTTTTGAACCTTTACCGTTTTGTACTGTATTAAGCATAGTAGTAGATACTTAGACTGTTTCTAGTTCTGGTGCAAGCGTCCATAGTGCAGTTTGACCGCGACCACTTTTAACAATCTTATCTTTAATAGTCAGATTGCGCAATGTGCATTGAGCTTTAATGGTGCACTGCAGCAGCTGAGTAGCTGCCTTAAGATCTATACCACCTTCTTGCTGTATACTGTTGTATATAGTGTCTTCGTATTCCTGAGTCTTGCTCTTCTTCACAGGCTCAGTACTCATTACATCAGCTTCAATATCGGTTATATTGATCTTGGTAAAATCAAAGCCAACAGACGTGATACGGAACGCAGTTTCACAAAGAGCACCAAAACGATTCTTTGTGACATTAAACTCTCGTATATTAATATCGTTGGTATTACATTTCATTAAAATATTACAATCTACAGAATGAGGTAGAAGGGTCGTGCCTTTGTAAGTTCCCATTTTGGTCATGTGCATTACAATAACAACCACACATTCAAGTTCTTTAGCTTTCGAACAAATATAATTTGAAAGATATTCTTCCAAACGACGGCCGTGAATCTTTTCTCTCGAGCGTAATGAGGGCAATGAATCAAGCACTATCATATCAATCTTGTTAGCTTTAACAGCATCGAATACATCCTCAATAACTGTCATATTCGCTACTGCTACGTTTTCTACGTTTATTCTCTTACAGGTAAAAGCTAATTGCTGTACCGTTTCTTCGCCTGATATATAAGCAGTCTGTTTACCGCTGTTCTGTAGAAATTCGAGAGTCTGTAGTAGAATAGTCGTTTTACCAGACCCGGGAGGTGCTGCAATGGTAAAGGTCGAACCGGGTATAAATCCTTCTTTTCCGAAAATCTCATCAATTTCGTCTTTTCCGGTCTTGAATCGACGAAAGTACGTATCCGGTATTTGGACTTTAGAAACTGTTGTGAAGCCTTGAGTGGTATTAGATATAACGTTCATTGTTTAAAAATAATAGTGAAAATAGCAGGAACTATCAAGATTTGTTTTTTTATTTTTTTCTTTAAAGAGTATAAATAATATTATTCATTATGACATCATTCGAAAAAACCATCAATAGTATTCTTCAAAATATTGACGAGGCTACAACAATCACCCCTGTAAAACCAGCTACTCCAACAGCTCCGAGTCAACCTCGTACAAAACCTAATCCTTTTAAAAGACCAGGGCACAATCCTTTTACTAAACCAAAACCAAAAGCTGAAGATACGACAAGCGCTAAAATGGTTAGCTTTTTTAAAAACCGCTTAAACCGTTTAAACTCCACTTTCAACAAATATACTAAATAAAAAATGAAAAAAGTTAACGAAGCGATGTCGTTTGATGATATTCGTAATTTCATTAGCCCTGACAAATTACGGCGTATCGAAGGAGGAGAAGAGTCTATAGAAGAAATTCTACCCACTCTTTCCACAGATGAACAGAGATACTTAGAATATATCGCTTCTGAACGCTACAAGGAAGTTATTAAAAAGCTTGAGCGCTTAACTGGTAAGACATTCAACACCCAAAGCGAACTATACCCCGTACTACAAAGTGCATTTGGTATGGTTAGAGACTTTGCAAGAGCCGAAGCTCAGCATAAAGACTATTTAGAATCTCTAGCAGTACAGGTTGTTCTTGATTTACCGCAGTTTAAGAAATTAAAAGAATTATACGATCAAAATGAAATCATTTTTGATGTATTGCTTGGTGACCCGTCTATCGATCTTTTAGGTAATAATAATGCAAATCAAGAAGAACCTGGAGAGGAAGAAGAGGATGAGCAAAACGAAGAAGCAGAACTTGAAATAGCAGATGTAATTTTAAACCTCGATGATGAGAAATTAAAGAGAAAATTTGCAAACATGATGATTCAAGGTGGGAGTGTTAGTTATTTTGACGCTTTCCGCATGGTGCAACCCGAATTAGAGCAAATCAAGCCAGGTATTGCAAATCAATATGCATTATTCATGAATATTGTTGATACTCTTTACTGGGTTCAACCTGAAGGTATTGAAAGAGGAGCAGCTGCAAGCCCACTAGGTGCTAATGAGATCGATGAAGACGATCACGGAATACCGGTAATAAGAGCACAAGGTAAAATTTTCCCAGTACTTGTTCATGAAATTATAAAAGCAGCTTTAGAGCTTATTGCAAACTCTGCAGCTGACGTCGAAGACGCTAAGAGCTATGCAGCGCATTTACAGGCGCGTAAAGATATAGATAAACTTGAATCTGAAACATTTGATATAATGATTGGCCCTGCATTATGGAAAAGAGTGCAATCTCTAGTTGACACAAATGATCAAGAATATCTTGCAGATGTTTTTAAAAAAATTCTACAACTACCTGTATCTCACACAGAAAAAAGCGTAACTGTTAATAAATTTAAACAAGCACTACACACAATACTTCAAAATAATAACCAAGCTAAAGCTCTTATTGATTCTTTAGTTAGAGATATAAAACACGAACTAGAAGATTTTGACAAACAAGAGTGGAAGGATATCGAGGCTTCGAAAGGCTATACTGATGATGAGGACGAGGGTGGTTACAATGACGGTTACGGAGATGACGACGACGGTACACCTGTCGGGGCATATTAATACCATATGACTACAGAGCAGCAGCAAGAGCTAGAAGATTTGCTTGCTAATCTTCTTAGCTTTGATGGTAATGCTGAGGTTCAAATATTAATAAGCGAGATACAAAACGCTCTTTCCTGTAATATGACATTACGGGAATACAGGAAGCATAAAAAACAGCAAAAGAAAAAGCAATTTTCTCGTTGATTTAAAGTATTATTCATTTACAATACTCGTAGATGAATAAAAAAGCTGTAGTAGTTTTTTCAGGTGGGTTAGACAGCACTGTGGTTCTTTATCATTGCCTTAAGCATTGTGACGAGGTTTACTGTCTAACTTACAATTACAATCAGCGCCATAAGGATGAAATCGAGCGTGCTATCAATATCACTACCAACATAGGGGTAGGAGAAGGTCAACGTGTAGCTAAACATACTGTAGTTAATTTAGGTTTTTACGGGGAACTTGCATCTGCATCTGCACTAACAAATAAAGATATTGATGTACCTAAAATGAAAGAAGTAATTGGTCACCCGCAGAATGCAGCGTATGTCCCTAACCGCAATATGGTAATGCTTTCTATAGCTGTAGGTTATGCGGAATCTGTTGGCGCTCTAGAGGTGTATTATGGTGCTGCTTTAGCTGATGATACTTCAGGTTTCTGGGATGCGTGTAGCTCATTTCTTAAGATCTATAACGATACGTTAGCTCTTAATAGATTAAACACAATAAAGGTTGTAGCACCGCTCATCGAAATGTCTAAAAAAGATATTATAAAATACGGTATAGAGCTTGGAGCAGATTTATCTAAAACCTTAACGTGTTATAGCGGGGAAGAGCTAGCATGTGGTCAGTGTCCGAGTTGTTCAGCGCGTTTACGCGGCTTCATTGAAGCTGGATATGAGGATGTAATACCATATAGTGTTAATATTGACTGGCAAAAATATAATTGTAAGCCTATTATATAAATATGTGTTCAATTAGTGGTGCTCCAACATTAACTAAGGCTTTTGATCTATACCAAAACGGTCTAGAGAGAGGGCATTATAGCTCAGGTTTAATTTTTATTTTTAAGAACGATAGCCTCATACTCAAACAAAAAGAAGTGTTTAATTACGAGGTATTACAAGATACGCTTTCTAAGAAGGAACAAAACGATCTCGTGTATTGTGCGTTTCATTCAAGAGCTCCTACCAATGTGATACAAGGAGAATGGGAATATGATTCAACTCATCCGTTTAATTTTGAAAACTATTATGTAGCACACAACGGTATTATTAATAACTTTAATAAATTTCCAGAGCATGTGGAGTTCGATGTCGATAGCTCTATTATACCATATCATCTTTATAATAACGGAGGGAATATATCTGAGGTATATAGTAAATACACAGGTTTATTAACAAGCTGGATATTTGATATTATAGATAATAAATTCAGCCTTATTAAAGCTGGTTCTTCGTTGTTTCGAGATAAGGATTCGTTCTCATCAGTTAAATTTCCTGGTGCAGTTTGTATAGAAAGAGATGGTATAATTTTCGAGCTCGGTAAAGATAGAGTTTTACATGAAGTAGCTGATTTTAATTACACAAGCCCTTATTTTATAATATGAAACAGATCCATATCGTCTCTTGTACAAAAACTAAAAATCAAAACGACTTTGAAAAAAGACCTCTCGGGAAATCACTTAAGAAGCTTAAAAAACTGTACACTACAGATCAGCTAGAAGCATCTGTGATTTACGATAACACAAAAGGACTTTCTGAGATATATAATACGTTTTTAATCGACAAATATAAAAATCAAATTATTGTTTTTTGTCACGATGATGTTATTATTGACACACTTTACTTACAAGAGCATCTCAACAAATCACCATACGTTGTTACGGGGTTAGCGGGTGCTAATAGGTTTAAAAATGCTCCTAATTTACCACCCGCTTGGCATTTAATGACAGAAGAGCATAGTAGAGTCGGTGAAGTCAAACATATAAAAAACGATATTATATTTACAACAGTTTTTGGTCCGGCAGGAGGTAACGCGAAGCTCATAGACGGGTTGTTTATAGCAGTAAATGTAGAAAAGATTCTTCAAACAAAGGCGAGATTCAATAAAAACTACGATTTTCATCTATATGATCTTGCGTTTTGTATAGAATGTTTACAAGAAAACGTTTCCATAGGTGTAATGCCAATTAATGTAATACATTATGGGTTAGGTGATTCAATGCTAACAAAAGAGTGGGAAGTTAATGCAAGAAAATTTTTAAACGAGTATAGCAATTTTTCAAAATACAACTAAAATAAAAATATGATAATAAACCGTGAAAAACTAAAAGAAGTAACTGAGTGTAACTATTATGACGGGTCGGTCCTAAAGTCACGCTTTAGCTATAAGTTCTTTAAGAAGGAAGTTAACAGGCAAGGTAATATTGTAGCATTTGTTGCCCCTATGGTCGTTGAGGCTAATCTCATTGACCTTGAAGACTCAATTAACAAGGACTATATCTATTCTGATCAAGCGATTAACTTTATTATCGAGATTCCTGATATTGATCTCTTCGGCGGCGTATGTTTTCAAAGACTCTATAACGCACAGCTTGGCTCGTTATTGTGCACGAAGTATCTTAAGACTGATGGCTTTGTAAAAGGGGATGATATGATGGTTGTAGTGGAAGGAGTACCTAAGAAGGCTTCAGTGAGTATTGCTGCACATACTAATAATGCAGTTCTTATTCATACCGGTATCAATATTAACGCTGGCGGTAGGGCACCTGATTTTGCTTATTCAACAAACCTGACAGAAGAGCAAACTGAGATGTTTATGCAAGATGCTATTAACGTGTTTTATAACATGATTCATGATATCTTTGTAAGTACAAGCAAGGTCTGTGTATAATGTTATTTGAGTATCTTAAATCTCTTACAGTAACAAAAAATAATAATCTATCACTAGAAGAGTATATACCTTTTCTTATTAATAGATGGTTAACATTCGGTGTATCGTCTACATCGACAGCTATTAACGAAACCGTTAATATGTTACCGGGTATAGATAAGGAACAGCATTATAAATTACTGTTATGTCTTTTACCTAAATTCAAACGTTTACCGAATTTTAAATATATTAAAAAGGTAAAAAAAGATAAACTCGAAAACGATAATATAAAAATGATCGCTCAAGCATCTGAGTTATCTGTAAGAGAGATTACTCAACTCACAAATCTAGTAGAATTATATAGAAAAACAAATAATTAAAAAATATGTACGAACAACAAGCATCACTTGCACAAGAGAATAAAGGGTTAGTAGAAATTGAACAATACGGTAACGCAGCTCTACCAGAAGACTATGAAATTACAGAAGTCCTTGATGATGTCATCATGGCAGAGTATGCAGACATAGCAGGTAATGGTAGAGAAATAATGAGAAACGGATTGTTTATACCTGAGGAAGTAGTGGATCAAAAAGCCTGGAGAGTTGGTAGAGTTATCATTACAGGGCCGAAAGTTAGAAACAAAACACTTCGAACTCCTGGTGCAACGTTTATATTTCCAGGCGATCGTGGTCTTCGCTCGATACGACAGGATGGTAAACAGATTTTGTTTATTAATGAAGATCGTATTTTCGGAGTGTGCGTGCAGAAAACAGATACGAACATTAAACAAAATGTAAAGGATAGTAAGAAGAGTGCGCGCAAGTAGACAGGCACTTTCAGTATTACTTTTAAATCATGTAGTTGAGCTCAGATTTACAAGGAGAATAATGAAAGAAGGCTATAGTACACAACGAAGAATGCTATGTACTAACGATAAACTACTACTTATGTCTAACTCTGGTCAAAGAGTTTTAAATTACGTACCGCCTACAGGCGCGCTGAATTATACACCTTCTCACAAAAACCTTATTGTAACATGGGACATTCTACTACAAAACTATAGAATGATATCTTGTGAATCAGTCGATGTTGTCGCTGTAATTAAATCAACACCAGCAGATAATTTTTGGAAGTATTTCCAAGAAAAAATACTACCTATGTCGGGTACAGAAAAAGCAAGATTAATGAATAACTAAAATGCAACCAGATTCAACATTACTTGATATGATACCAGGCGAACAACCTTTAGCAGAAAATTTACAGAGGTTAATAGTGTTTACCCTTGGTACTAAAACAATAAAGCAAGGTAGGCTAATACTATTTAAACGTGCACATTATTGCTTACATATAACCTTACAAAACAATAAAGGCGTAACTGAAAATTTTGAAATACCTATACCCTTTAAGGTTGAGTATCATCGTTCTCAGGGGCTATGTTATTTTGATTATCGTATAAAAACACTAGCAAAAAGAGACACTAAAAAAGAAGATTCTGCGAAAAAAATGTTTGTTAAAAATGTTTCGCCCTCGCAATATTATAATAAAATACTTGAACTTACAATACTAGACATATGATACCTATCTTTAATGCATATAGCGGTGAAATTTACGAAATAAAAGACGTAGAGTTAAAAAATATACAGGAAGGTGAAATACCGCTTAAAAAACGACCACGGAGCAGTTGCAAAAAATGTTACGGTAGAGGTCATATCGGGTTTGTGAGTTTACACCATATGTATAAACCGTGCTTACAGTGTGTAGAGAAAGACGTACTATCTGAGTACGAGAAAACACTACATTTTAACTATATACGGTTTGATAAAAGTAGCAAAACTGTATAAATAAACACATATGACACAGTTTGATACCATTTATAATAAATATATACAGCGCATATCTGAAGATATGCCTATTAATCTCGAACCCGGTATCGGGGTAGGTGCAGGTGAAAGAGCTCCTGCAACATTCACAGATACCGCAAACTATAAAATTACGCCACAACAAGTTGCAAGCGTTATTGATAGTGTAATTGATTATCTACAGACACGTAACAATTATTCGCCTTTACCTTATAAGGATTTTCAAAAAATGGTAATAGCTGATAAGATTGTTGCGCACACATCTCTTAATCCTACAAAAGCTGTTTACGCAGCACGTGTCGTATATAACGCCATGAAAGATGCTGGATTTATCACTGATGAAAAATCAGGCGGTAAGAAAGGTACGGCATTAATCAGCGAGCCTACAGAAGAGGAAGTTGAAGAAGTTGCAGATACAGCTACAGACGAAGTCGTAGCTGAGATTGAGAAACCAGAGAAGGAAAAAATTACTATCGATGATGACGAGATTACGACATTTTTTAAGTCCGCAGATTTTCCAGTTGAAGATGTGACACCTGAAGAAGAGGGAGCACTGTACCCTGCATGGAACTCTTTACCTGATGATAAAGATATTGAATGGACAGATTTATGTAAGTTAGTTGGCATGTCAACCGCTACAAAATTAAAAAATATTCAAGCTATTTTACCATCTGACAGTACGAGCAAAGAAGAAGAAGAGGGAACACCTTTTATAGAAGATGAAGATCAGATAGATGATGAAGATCTAACAGACACCGATAGAGTTATATCTAGAGGCGAAGTTGAGAGAGAGCTTTCTCCAAACTTTCGTTTCTCAGGTTCGCCATATAGAGACATGAACGACTAAGAGAAATTTAGGTATTGTACCTAAATATCTAAATGCGAAGTTATACTTTTCAATTCGAAGTTGAAAGACTTGTTACTATGTTCATCTCTGCGATGGATGACATAATAATAAAGAGACATAATGTACATAAAAACGCAAGAGATCAAATAAAGGTACGCTTCGTATACGCACCAAAGCAGCGTGTATTACATGACTTACGTGATAGAGCTCAAAACTTACAATTACCTGTAGCTGCTGTCTCCATAGGGGGTATTAGTAGAGATGGCAATAGAGTGTTTAATAAGATAGCTGGGTCGTCGTATATGGCTACAGATCCTAGACAAAAGAAAAAGCTACTACAACCTGTACCTATAGATCTAACACTAAACGTATCTTTCTTAACACGTTATCAAAGCGATATGGATCAATGTATAAGTAACTTCTTACCGTATTGTGATCCGTATTTTGTTATATCGTGGAGAGTTCCAGATATGCCAGAACATGAGATTAGATCTAAAGTAGAGTGGTCTGGTTCAATAAATTTCGACTACCCGATGGAATTACAAGCAACGTCAGTTGCTCGGGTACGAGCAGATACTTCTTTCACTTTAAAAGGTTGGATATTTAAATCATTCCCGAAAGAAGATGAGGGTGAAATACTAACAATCAATACAGATTTTACAACTCTTAATGAGTTAACATCAAAATACTCTTTAGAATCTTTAAATGAAGACGATACTAAGCGAATTACATTGTCTGCTTTCCCGCAACCAAAATTTATAGATACATTATCTGTACCAACATCTTCAACGAATATTATTAACCTTTTTGGTTCATCGTTTTTTAGTGTAAAAAACGTTTATCTTTCAGGTTCGGTAGATGGTGTATTACAAGTACCTTTTGCAAGTAACCCGAAACTCTCTGCTACTTTTTCGCCATTTACCGCCTTAAAGCTTCCTCTGAGCTCCTTTACCGTGATTGATGATAATCAGCTCGTATTTAGCGTCTCCAACTTAACTAACCCTGGTGTTATTGATATAATTGTTGAAAACCAGGCAGGATACGGCACACTAATCAGTCACGCTCGCCGGAATACGTATAATCCCTACGATCCTACATCTCCCAATTATAACACGCACATACCGTACAACCCACCCTTCCTTTCAGGGGTTAAAGTATTTTCTAGGCAATAACATTCCATCCCTTATCTGTCGCAATTAAGATATCTGTTGACTGTAAGGTGCTCGTGCCAGGGTTGTTGCTGATGTCAATAGTAGGACTAGATACCACAGTGTCTAGGTTGTTGAATATATCAATAATTGACTGCACATTTAAATTACACCCGTTAAAGCTTATAGACGCTCTTATACTCTGAAACGAGCACGAACTTAAGCTTACACATCCGTAAAAACAATCCGTAAAATCGGCGCAGTTTTCAACAAGCATAGACGGTATCTCTCGTAAGTTTATGCAGTTTTTCCATGCACTATTGAGCGTTGATATGTTGGTTAGTATTAACTCCGGTATAGATAACAGAGACGTACAATTCTCCCACGCTCTATCAAGGGCAGTACAATTCTGACTGTTAAAGTACGGAATACCTGTAAGAGCAGTGCACCCCGACCACGCACCGGTGTAAATTGTACCATTGTGATCTGTAAAATCAAACGTCTTTAACCCTGTACAATTAGCCCAAGTTTCATAAAAATTAGTACACTGCGTAGCGTTTATATTAGGGAACGCACTTAACGAGATACAGCCCTTCCATGTACTATACATTGACTGTGCGTTTGAAAAATCTGTAATCAGGAATTCTTTTAAACTTGTACAGCCTTCCCAGGTACCTATAAACTGATAAACATCTTTAACATCAATAGTAGGAAATGAACTAAGCGATGTACAATGTGACCACGTACCCACAAGGGACCTAGTACCCTCAACAGTTATTAGAGGGAAAGATGTGAGACTTGTACACTGACTCCAAGTATTCGTAAAATCAGTACAGAAGGGAGTATATATACTTTCTGGAAAACTAATTAAGGAGGTACAATTATACCACGCATTCTTAAGATTATTTACAAAAGAGGTATTAATTAAAGGAAACGAACTCAATGATGTACAATTAGCCCATGTGCCATCTAGAGTATGAGTGCCACTAAAATCTAGTACAGGGAATGATGTAAGACTCGTACATCCGTTCCACGTATTAATAAATGTCTCGTTATTCTGAGTTATTAAACTCGATGGAAATGAAACTAAAGAACTACAATTGAGCCAAGTGTTAGTAAAATTTTGATTGTTTGTTGTATCAATTTCTGGAAAATGTATTAAACCTCTGCAACCAGACCACGTTGATTCTAAAGTTGTAACGTTAAACGTGTCTATAAGCGGGAACGAAGTAAGACTGGTGCACCCACTCCACGTGTTTGTTAAATCCTTACATTGAGTTGTGACTATTTGCGGAAATGTTTTGAGATTTTGACATCCAGACCATACTTCTATAAGCTCAACAGCCTGAGATGTGTTAATTGCTGGAAACTCTGTAAGCGTTTGACAGTTTTTCCAGGTAGAATTAAAAGTAACACAGTTACTTGTTTCTATTAGAGGGAACGAATTTAACGATACACAGTCCCTCCACGTATAATTTAAACTTGTACAGTTCTGTGTAAAATCCAAAGAGCTAAATTCTTGTATATTTTGACAACCGTCCCATGTATGTTCTAAACTCTCTGTAAGAGCAGAACCTGTTATACCTGGCATCAATATTAAAGAGATACAGTCTTCCCAAGCGCTATTGAAACTTGAGCACATCGGTACGTTTAATTCGAAAAATGTCTGTAAAGAAGTGCAATTTTTCCAAGCGTTTTCGACATTAGTGCAGTTATTGAGATTGTAAGCAGATAGAGTTATTAACGACTCACACGACTCCCACGCTCCCTCCACGTTCACACAATTACTAAAATCTATTACCGGTAATTCCGTAAGCTTTTTACATTCGCACCATGTTCTTTTAAAATTAATTCCGTTACTGTAGTTATAAAACGGTAAACTTTCTAGATTTGTACATCCTGCCCATGTATAAGAAAAATCTATTACAAAATCTGTATAAAAATACGGTAGCTGTTTTATATTAATGCAATTTTCCCAGGCATAAGAAAGATCAGTACAACTATCAAAATAAAAATTCGGAAAGCTTGTTAAGCTCGTACACCCCGACCAAGCCCCTTTAAAATTACTAACTAAATTCGTATTTGGAGAATCTGTAGCGTCAAATACTAGATTACTACAACCATCCCATGAAAAACTATAATCCGTGTATTGTAAACTCGTACCCCATCGTTTAACACTAATAACAGAATTTCTATTTTTATCTACACTCCATTTTGGTAGAACTCCTTTTATCTGTATAGTCTTTATCCCTCCATAAGTACTATACACGTGGGTAGTGTTTTCATCGTTCCAGGTTGTAATACGGCTTATACTATCATCTCCCCAGTTAATAACAAAATCGTATGTATACAAGCTATCAAGTGTTAGATGTATAGTGTTTTTATCAGTATCTGTATTAAGATCTAAATTATACTCTATAGTAAGTGATTCTCTATCAAAAACCGGTTTACGGTATGTTGATGCGTAAATGCCTTGTAGTAACTGTTTTGTTATAATAAAAGACATAATTAGGCTTCTAAATTACCTACTGCGTAAACTACATCACTGTCTTTATAAATAAATGCTCCACTATATCTTTGCGTAATAACAGTACCAGTAGATGCTAAATTAGTAGCTATAACTTGTAGTGTACCTGTTCCTGTATTTAATATTGCTACGTTAAAGCCGTTTGAGATGTCAGAAGGTATAGTTGCTGATAGGGAAGAATTGAACGGGGTATTAAAATGATGTACTTTATTTGTATCTAAATCTGTAAATGTGTAGCTTGCGTTATATGTGTTTACATTTAGAGTTGAATTTTGTTGAACAAATGCTGCAGTTTCATTCCATAAATCACTATTACCATCTTCTGTAGAAAATCTATTAGCTGTTATATTATCAAAGATGAAATCTCCATAACCTCTACCACTTGCGTTTGAAATATAATTGGTAGATAAGTAGTCTTTAGTTACTATTTCGTCTCTATACTCAGCAATGTAATTAGCAGCTATATTCCATTGATCACTATCACCAAAAGCTGTTGTAAATTTTTCAGATTTTACATCTTTTAAATATCCAGATTGAAGTGTGTCAAATAACGCGACTCCTATAGCGTTAAAAAGATTTGTTTTACCGGTGATAAAGATACCGGGTTGCAACTCTTCTTCTACAGGTACAATAAGCGTATATGTTGGTTCTAACGGTCTTAGTTGATTAATGGTGCTGTTATTCACAATAAAGATATTTAAGCGCTTATACATCGAAACGTTTAAAGAACCTAGCAAAACAACAGTGAACTACCGAACGACTAAAGATCGTTCGGCTTCAGGGCATATTTTCTACCCTTCTTTTTAAGAACTTCATCGCCAGTGCCTTTAGTTGCTTTAGAAACAACTTCTGGTCTTACCTTAGCTCCATTCCTGTTATCGACAGTTCCTGCCGATTGAATTGCTAATGCTCTACGCAAAATATTCTTTGAAGCATTAACATCTCTATCATGTATTGTGTTGCATTTAGAACAAGTCCAGGTTCTTTCATCTAATGAAAGGCTTTCTTTGATATGATCACAGCAACTACATGTTTTACTGGAAGGATAAAAGCGATCTATTACAATCACTTCTTTTCCGTTCCATTGTGCTTTGTACTTTAATTTGGTCACAAAGCTTGACCATGCTACGTCTGATATTGCCTTAGATAGTTTATGGTTCTTAACCATTCCTTTCACGTTCAGGTTTTCTATTGCAATCAGATCATAGTCTCTTACTAACTTGGAGGAAACTTTATGTTGCATATCGTTACGAGAATTGGTTATCTTCTCATGTACATTAGCGACGCTCAAACGAGCTTTGTCTCTTCCTTTTGATCCTTTTTCTTTTCTGCTTAAAATTCTTTGTTTTCTTGCTAACTTAACCTCGTACTTCTTTAAAAACTTTGGATTACAATATCTTTGTCCTTCAGAAGTAATGATAAAATCCTTTAACCCTAAATCAATTCCAATACTTTTCCCTGTCTTTTTGTGCTTAGTTGGTTTTTCTACAACACAAAGAAATGAAATGTAGTATTTACCTGTAGGATTCTTGGAGATAGTAGCCGATTTAATTGTTCCTTTGAGTTCTCTGTGCTTAATGAATTTCAAACCTTCTTTGAACTTTGGAATTTGAACCACGTTCTTCTCTTTCAAAGAAACATGTTGAGGTATTTGAAAAGAGTTTTTATTCTTTTTGGATTTGAATTTAGGGAACTTTGATTTTTTTCTAAAAAAGTTACCATAAGCTGTCTCCAAGTTCATTAAAGTTGATATAAGAACTTGAGAATTAACTTCCTTTAACCATTCATAACCTTCTTCTTTTTTCTTTGCTACCAAATTTCCTGCACATTGATTGAAGTTCGGTGTGGTTTTATTTTCTAAAAAGTGCTTTTGTTTTTCACTGAGGAAATGATTATAAATGAACCTTACGCAACCAAAGTGCTTGGCCAGAAGAACTTCTTGCTCCTTTGTAGGAAGCAAACGGAACTTAAATGCCTTGTGCATTTCGTTCTCTTTTAGTTCTTGTCCTTTTCCAATCATCTATTATACTTATCTCAGACGGTTTACTTTTTAGAGTAAAAATGAAAAATAATTTAAAAATATTTTGGCTGAGTTTCATCCCATAGGCTAAAGACTTATGGGTTTTCACTCAGTCCTTATTTATATAAATTGAAATATCAAGATAGTGGTAATAAATAAAAATAGTGATTTATAGACCATATACAAATGCAAATGCAGTACCTGGTACTGGTAGTTCATCTGGCAGTCAGGTAGCACCTACGACCAGTTTACTTGGTAGTTTTGTTTCTAAGCTACCTTACGCGTACCAAATAATTGATAGTATAGTACAGAAAAACCCGAAATACGATGTGTTCCGTCAAGTAACATCGAGAAGAGAGCAACATGTTCAAGATGAATCTATATTTCTACAATACGAGCAATCTCCGCAAGATTCTACAGCAGGTGCACCGGGTAATATTTTAATAAACAAGGACTATCAGAGTTTTGTATACGCAAGCATTGATAAAGACAAAAGTAGAAGATTACAAGATTATCGTAGAATGGCTGCTTATGCAGAGCTTGCAGACTGTATTGACGAAATCGCAGATGAATGTTTAGTAAAAGACGAAAACGATGAAATTGCTACATTCCAGCTCCGTGGTGAATTTCCCAAAGAAGTAAAAAATACAATAGAAAAAGAATTTAAAAAGTTTATTAGCATCTTTGATCTTGAAAATAAAGGATGGGAATATTTTCGTCAATTTTTAATAGATGGAGAATTGTTTTTTGAGAATGTTATTGAAACTGATCATCCTGAGTATGGTATTATAGGTATAGTTAGCGTGCCTACAGAGATTATAAACCCTGTTTATAATAACGTTCAAAATGAAAGCGTAAAGGGATTCTTATTAAGAAAGTTAGTACAAGAGCCTTCTACCACTATAAATAAAAAAGATCAAGAAGAGGTATTTTTCTTACAACAAACTCAAGTAACCTATATTCACTCTGGTATTTGGAATGAGTTTAAAACAATACGTTTACCGTATATTGAAAATGCAAAAAGAGCGTACAGGTTGATATCACTCATCGAAGATTCTGTTGTTATATATAGACTCGTTCGTGCACCAGAGCGTTTAAAATTTAAAGTATATACAGGTAACATGCCTGCTCCTAAAGCTGAAGCGTATTTAAAACGCTTAATGCAAGCGTACTGGACAAAAAAGAATTTTGATACTAATCAAGGTTCAGGTGGTAGAGTGACAAATGTCTATGATCCGCAGTCTATGCTAGATGCATACTGGTTCACAAAAGACGCCCAAGGTAACGGTAACGACGTCGAGACTCTACCCTCTGGGGGTAATTTAGGGGAAATAAAAGAGTTAGACTATTTTCTTAAAAAATTATACACATCACTTAAAGTACCGTTAGGTAGATTCATGGCTGCAGATACGCCATTTAAAGACGGTAAAGAGATTACAAGAGAAGAACTAAGGTTTGCTCGTTTTATAATACGTATACAGCGACAATTTGCAGCAGGTATAAAGGATTCGTTTATTACTCATCTTAAATTAAAAGGTCTTTATAAGCAATATAAAATAAGAGAGAGGCATTTAATAGTTGAACTGAATATTCCTACGTCGTTCATGGCGTTAAGGGAACAGGAACTATTTGAAATTAAATTTAATAATTACACAAATGCTGTAAATAGTAACACAATTGCACCGTCTTATGCACAAAAATATTACCTCGGTCTCTCGGATGAGTTAATGAAAGAAAATAGAGAGTGGCAGAAAAAAGATGCTGCTCTTAAGTGGGAGTTACAGCAAATTGAAGGCTCTGGTCCGAATTTTAGAGAGCTTGCGTCTGCGCAAATGGGAGGAGAAGGCGGAGGTGGTACGGAAGGATTTGGTGGTGGCTCTAATCAACCTTCACCTTCTAGCTCTTCTGGTGGAGAAGCCCCTGGAGCAGGAGAAATACCTGAATTCGGTGGAGGAGAAGCTGAGGCTCCTGGAGGAGAGCAAGGCGCACCAGGAGCTGGAGCACCTCCCGAGGCTGGAGCAGCTCAAGGAACACCTCCACCTGCTCAGCAGTAAATGAGTATGACGGACTAAATACGTATATCATGTCTGTTTTTCCTGCAAATTATATTGGTGGTACGTCTCTTAACCCACAGGTTACGTCGTATGATACGCTAGCTGAAAGAGTGAAGTATCAACTCGGTTACCCGCTCGTAAATATAGAAATTTCAGATCAACAGCTCTATAGTAACATAACTAATGCTATAGAATACTTTACAAAATGGGCAGGGTATACTGAAGAATATTTGGTGTTTGATTCTAAGATATATACTCGCGGAGCAGGTATAAAGGTAGATACAATGGTGAATACTACCCCAGAGATGTATACATCGTTTGAAATGGCGTCATCTACGGTTTTTACTACAGTATCAACTACTGTAGTAACTCCAGTTACATCTCAAATACCCGGCTACGCATTAACATCTGTATATGTACCTATTGGAATGATCGCAGATCCTACTCTTATCACTGGTATACTAAACCTTGACCCTGATGATACATTTCAAGTTGCATTATCAACTGACAGTTTCGGTATACCTGTTTCCGCTATAATAACATATGAATATCAAACTCTAGTTAATACGGTTACTCAGGTAAGTAGTGTTACAACTACTCAAGTTAGTAGTGTAAGCTCTGCTATGACCAATCTTCCGAGATGGGATGTCGATTTAGCAAGTTATAGAAAAGTTGTAGATTGCTTCTCGTTTAATTACGGTGAAACTACAGGTATTAATACGTTGTTTACTCTAGAGCAAGCTATGTCACAGCAAATCTACTCAAGTTATATGCTAGGTAACTTCGGTTTTGATTTAACAACATGGGAAGTGTTAAAAGGGTTTATTGATACTAGAACGAAAGTTCTAGCTATGACTCCTCACTTTAGGTTCGATAATAGATCACAGACTCTTAGAATTATACCAGAACCTATACCAGAACAAAGCTACTATGGTATAGTGGGTTGTTATATCGAAAGACCTGTAAAAGATATAATTAGAGAGCTATGGGTACATAAATACACCTTAGCTCTTACAAAAATTTCTGTTGCTAACGTGCGCAGTAAAATTAAAGGTACAGCGTTATTCGGTAACGGGGTTGTAAATGCTGATGATTTTATGCAGCAAGGTATAAAAGAAAAAGATGAGTTAGAAAAAGAACTAATGAGCAGCTACGCGGACAATAATCCGCCTATGTTCTTTTTAGGAGCTTTAGCTGTGTTGACTATTCCTGCTTTCTTGTTTGCTCAAAATATTTTAAACGCTTTTTGTTAATTCACTAATCATCTTCTTAAAACACTTTCAGTTTGCATAAATATCTGTATCAATTATGCAAATCATACAACCTAACGATCCTAATTACGTAAATACGGAGACATATCAAAGATACACTGAATTATTAAGTTACGCCGATCTTATGGATGACGTTAAGGTGAAAGATGCGGTATTGAGTAAGTTTTTCTAATAAGTAATACCTATATGGGAGCTACAGAAAAAAACACACGCGTAAAGCAGTTTTTAGCAAAATATTCAACCTTTGTTTCTGCTCTATCTGTAGATTTACAGAGATCAGATAGTGGTTTTGATACAACAATACCAGAGGGAGACTGGAGGTTATTATCTGATTACGGTAAAAATATAGCTGCAGAGATTTTTAGTTATTCTGATATCTATTTCAGGGTAGATATGCGTGTACCTCAAGACGATCCTTCGTATATATATGTTAATACAGATAATGAGACTGTACGCGCGTTACGTTATAGGGATTATGTAATAGTAGATACATCTGTTAATTTCTTCGACATACAATTTGACTCTTTTGCTGTAGTATCTGTAACTAATACCTTTGTACCGACTGATATTTCTCAGTGTATGATATCAGTTTCCCCTGTAAGCAATAATATAGTCGTTACCTCTAGTGATAGCGTGTATGTGGGGGGAAGTATTTCGTTATCAGCATCAGATAATAAAGGATATACATTATTTTATTTTAATACAGGTTCTTTAATATTAGGGTACAGTAGAGATATATTTAAATTACCTCCAATTTCTGCATATCCTTCTCAGTCACCGACACTCACATCAACTCCTTCCATTACACCAACTCCTACAGTAACTCCTACAGAGACGCCAACTCCGACACTGACAGAGACTCCTACAGAGACTCCTACGCCAACACCGACACCTACAGAGACGCCAACTCCGACACCGACAGAGACGCCAACACCGACACCTACAGAGACGCCAACTCCGACACCGACAGAGACGCCAACTCAGACTCCTACAGAGACGCCAACTCAGACTCCTACAGAGACGCCGACTCCGACAGAGACGCCGACTCCGACAGAGACTCCTACGCCAACACCGACACCTACAACAACACCTGTATAAGAGGTTATTATTTTCTGAATGTTAATTTGAATACAAATTCGTATAAATAACTTATATGAAAAATCAACAATTTTATTCTTCTACGATAGGAAATATTCTACATAAAGATTCACCAGATCCTTTAGCTTCTAGTGCCGAAATAGCACAAAGAGGTTTTAGGTTGATAATAACCAAAAATAAACAATTCTATCCAGAATTGCCTTCGAAAACGTACTTAGAGGAGCTATGGAAGCAAACCGAAGTACCAGAAGTCAAAGATTGGAAAGAGTTACATTCTTGGTTAAAAAACTTTAAAGTGAAATATAGAGTTTCTGTTCCGAAAGAAACAGTTTTTAGAAAATTCAAATCTAAGAATTCTAAAGTTAATTTTGCTTTAGATTCATTTAGAATGTCATCATTCGATTAGATTGAATTTTTATTTTATATGAACAAGAAAAGAACTCAGAAGTATAGACAAAGTGTGTTCCAACCACGATTTCCGGAAAAATATAAGGGTACGTTTCCGATCTTATTAAGATCATCCTGGGAATTATCTGTGGCTAGAATCCTTGATAGCAATCCTAATATTATTTCTTGGGGATCTGAATCTGTTGTAATCCCTTACGAAAACCCTTTAACTGGTCGTATCAGTAGATACTTCGTAGACTTTAATATAACAATGAGAGATAAAGAGGGTAACCTTAAAAAATTTCTTGTTGAAATTAAACCTGCTGTACAAACTATACCACCAAAACCTACTCGTAACATAAAATCATCACTGAGAAGACAAGCTGAATATGTTAAGAATAGAGCTAAATGGGATGCAGCACAGCAATTTGCTACTAAAAAAGGTTCAATGTTTATAATTCTAACAGAAAAACACCTGGGGTTAGCTAAATAACATAAATACAAATATGAATGACCTTAAAAACATTATAAAGAAAACACAAGAACTCTGTGAAGAGCGTTTACAGAATAACGTACTACTGATTGAAGGTAAAGTATCGCTATGTGCGTCTGTAGATTTCTTAAAAGCAGGGTTACCTGTAAAAAGATTTTATGATGTTACTAAAATGCAACTGTGGGAATTATTAAGACCTCCAACTGACCCAGGTGTTTACGTATTTGAAGGTGTTGATAAGCTTAGTACAGCTGTTGCTAACTCTCTTTACGGTTGGGCCTTGCAAGGTAAAAACAATGGTATAAGAGTAGCTTTTGTGGCTGAAAAATTTCCACAATCAGTTTTAAATAGTGCTCAAAAAATAACACTCTAATTATGCCTTACAGTCTCAAGAAAAAGGATGAAGGTTGTGAACTACCGAACGACTAAAGATCCTTCGGTTTTCACTCAGTCCTTATTTATATAAATACAAATGAAGGTTTATGTTTTGAAGCACTTGTAGGGCAAGTTTTAGCGAGCTTTACCTAAAAAAGTCTTTACTTCTTTTTTTAAGTTTTCAACAATGTCTTGATCTATAGTTGAGGTTGTTTCAATAGGAACTACTGGTTCTGTTGCTACTGGTTCTGCTGCTACTGACTCTACTGTTGCTACAGACTGTTCAATTTCTTTTAGTTCTTCAATTAATTGAGGTTTAGGTGTTATATTAGGCTCTTTTACGATCTTACCTTTTGTTGCAACGTTAAATGCAAGTACAAGAGATACGGCTAAAGGATCAAAGACTAATACTATTATTAATATAAAAATCTTGACAATAGTATCTAGAGACATATTAAAGGATTGAGCTATAAATTTAAATGTACCGATATCTTTTGCTTTACCAGCTTCTGTTTTAAGTGCTATAACTTCATTATCCTTTTCAATTAAAGAGTTGTTTAATTGCTGGGTACGAACATTAAGGTTTTTTATCTCATCTCCTGCTCTTTGTATATCTTCGTAAATCGGTTTTGCAGATTTACTTGATAAATTAGGCAAACGCTTCTCTTGTTCTATTCGAGACTTATTAAGAGTTTCAATACGAGTTTGTACTTGGTCTATTTCGTTTTTAAAGTTTTGTTTTTGTTGCTCTATTATTACAATCTGTTGTTCTATTTGTTCGTTTTTATTGGAGTTTACTTGATATGCTGCTGAAAGATATCCAAAAATACCGAGAGAAGTAATACCCATTAAAGTTAATACCGCTATAATAAGATACATTTTTAATACAAATGTTGTTTTATTCCAGTAACGGTAAAGATATGAAGTAGCTACTAGTTTACCGAACTCTAAGGATCCAGCCATAACCATTACCTGGTAGTAACTACCTATAAAGAGAGTAGCAATACCGAGAACTGAAAAATACGCTGCACAACCTGCAACAAGTAAAGCAGCTAACCCGAGTAAAAACGTGAACATAAGCATATTTATGGATATTATGTAGGAATTTTGAGGTAACCCCGAGGAAAATACGCTGAGTAGAATAAATAATTTCACTTATGGGTATGAAATTTTTAGTTGAGGAGTGTCATGAAGGTCTTGACACCCTCATTGTTGAAAAAAATTCTAACGAAGATCAGAAAATTTTTATTACTGGTCCGTTTATGATGGCTGAGAAAAAAAATCAAAACGGTCGTATATATAAACTCGATGAAATGGTTAAAGAGGTTAATAGATATACATCTGATATGATTCGTACAAGACGAGCAATCGGGGAAATGAATCATCCTCAATCTATTGAAGTAAACCCAGTTAATGCTTGTCATTTAATTACTGAGTTAAAACAACAGGGAAATTACTTCGTTGGTAAATCTCAAGTGCTTAACACACCTATGGGTAAGCTTCTACAATCACTCATTAAGGACAGTGTACAGATGGGTATATCAACTCGCGGGTTAGGTAATATTGCAGAAAGCTCAGATACAAAACATGTATCAAATTTTCATCTCATTTGTCTTGATGTCGTCCATCAGCCTTCAGTAAAAGATGCTATGCTTGATTCAGTTATGGAGAATAGAGAATGGGTAATTGGTAACGATGGTAGAATTTTTGAGCGTATAGGTAATATGTATAAGGACCTAGATGACACTGTCTCTACTTTACCTAAACATGACAAAGATAATTTTTTAAGAGAATCGCTTCTTAAATTTATTCAAACTCTAAAAACCATTTAATATGACAAAAACAGAAAAACTAAAAATTCAAGAATTTATCGGTGGTCTTATCGATAAGGAATATACATCAGCTAACAAAGCTTTAGAAGTCATTGTTGCTGAAAAAATTAAAAACCAAGTACGCGATACACTGCGCAATAAAAAATAAAGCTAACCTGATTAAATAAATATAACACTATGAACTTTAAAGAAATTCTTAAAGAACAATTCAAAGACCTCGTCACTGAGGATACACTAACAGCTGTATACGATGCCTTTGAGCAAGCAGTAACAGAAAAAGCAACTCAAAAAGCCGAGCAATTAACTGAAGAAAAGTTAACTGAGCAAGCTGAAAAACATCAAGAAAAAATTGACCTCGAAGTTGAAGCCGCTCTCTTAAAAGTTGACGAAGATCATTCCGATAAGCTCGAAAAGCTCATTGAAGCTATTGACGCAGATCATACAGCAAAACTTGAAAAACTTGTTGAAGCTATTGACGCAGATCATACAACTAAGCTTGAAAAAGTTCTTACTAAGATCGATGAAGATCATACAGAAAAACTTAAACAAGTTATCAATAAATACGAAACTACTCTTAATGAAGAGGCTGAAGGTTTCCGTACTCGTATGATTGATGAAGTTTCTAGCTATCTCGATCTCTACCTCGAAAAGATCGTTCCGAAAGACCAAATTTCCGAAGCCGTGGAGAATATCCAAGCTAAGAAAACCCTCGATGCAATCCGTGAGCTCGTCGCTATTGACGAGTCCTACATCGACGGTGAAGTAAAAGAAGCACTCGTAGACGGTAAGAACATTATCGATTCTTTGAAAAAAGAACTAAACGAAGCTGTCGCTACTAACACCGAACTCAATCACAAATTAAATGAAGTAGAGGCAAGCCTTCTACTTGAGCAAAAAACTAAAGAGTTACCTACTCCTACAAGAAAGTATGTAACAAAACTTCTTAGAGGAAAATCACCTGATTACATTCAGGAAAATTTCCAATATGTTGTTGATATGCACGAGAGAGAGATCTCTGAACGAGTTGAAACAGCAAAGGAGACTAGTTTACCGAGACGAATAGTTGAGTCAACAGATCGTCCGGTAGTAAATGAACAATTAACAAATGAGAGTATCGTTACAGCACCGGAGCAAGACGCTTCACCTGTCAATGAATACCTGAACGTAATGGCGCGTGGTGACAAATCTGCAATTTTCAGATCTTAAGCCCTCTCTTATTACAAAAACGCAGTTAAAAACTTAAACAAACTAAAAAATTAAATTATGGATAAAAATCCTCTTCTACATATTGATAAAGTGAGAGCTGAATCTTTGGTTGAAAAGTGGGCTCCAGTTTTGGACTACACTTCAGACAAAGTTTCTCCTATCACAAACGATCACATTCGCCTTAGCACCGCTATGCTCTTGGAAAACCAAGAAAAATGGTGCTTTGAAGCATCAAACATCGCTGGTTCATCAGGATCAGTCTTCGGTTCTGCCGCTACTGGACAATTCGGCGGTGCAGTACCGAACAGTGATACCTATGCACCTAACGACGCTCGTCTACCTAAGGTCCTCATCCCGATGATTCGCCGTACATTCCCAGAACTCATTACTAATGAGATCGTTGGTGTACAGCCCATGTCAGGTCCAGTTGGCCTAGCTTTCGCTCTTCGTTATAGATACGAAGACACAGCTCTCGGTCTCTCAACTAATGGTAGTGACGGTCTAGCAACTAACCCACTTAACAACGCTCTGCGTGGCGGTGTACCACAAGGCAAAGAAATTGGTTATAACTACCTCAACACGACCTTCACTGGTACATCCAGTGCTCAGTTGACAGGCAACTCCTTGTTCCCAATGGCTGTTGAAGACTCTGGTGTTGCTAACCTTATCAGTCAGTTCGAATTGACCTCGAAGATTCCTCAAATGACTCTCGAATTCAGCAAAACTGCTGTTGAAGCTGGTACACGTCGTCTTGCTGCTAAATGGTCAACTGAACTTGAGCAAGATCTTCGTAACATGAACGGCATCGACGTTGACGCTGAATTAACAAACGCTATGTCGTATGAAATTCAAGCCGAAATCGACCGTGAAATGATCGCTCGTATGCTTCAGACTTGCTTGAATGCTGGTCTTGACACCGGTTACTCCATCTGGCATGCAGCTTCTGCTGACGGCCGTTGGTCTGGTGAGCGCGCTCGTGACTTCTACAATCGTTTGATCGTTGAAGCCAACCGCGTTGCTATCCGTAACCGTCGTGGTGCAGCTAACTTCATCATTGGTACTCCTCGTGTTTGCGCTATCCTCGAGTCCCTTCCTAACTTCACCTGGATGCCTGTTGCCGGTAACGTCAACACTGCGCCTACTGGTATTGCTAAGGTTGGTTCAGTTGGTGGTCGCTTCCAGATTTACCGCGATACACGTACTGAAGCCCAGCAAGGTGGCTACGGTGGTGGTTATGCACAAACACGTCCTACAACTGACTACGCCTTACTAGGCTATAAGGGGAGCGAATTCTACGATACTGGAATCGTGTACTGCCCGTACATTCCTGTTATGGTTCAGAGAACCATCGCGCCGAATGACTTCTCACCACGTGTTGGTCTCTTGACCCGCTACGGGGTAGTCGACCATATATTCGGGGCTAATCTATATTACCATCTCTTGATTGTTCAAGGTCTTGGGGTTGGTATGGAAGCTGGCGCTGCAAAACGTTATCTCTAATACAGTTAACAGTAATATTAACAATCAAAAAAAAAGCTTTGGTTCGCCAAAGCTTTTTTTTTGTTTCAAGTGGATCGTATCTTAGGTCTGCATTACGTACTTTAAATGACCACAATCCCACACTCTTGTATAGCCGTTGGCTTTCATATTCTCCCATTCAGTGAGGTTTTCATCATACACGTCTAATTTACCCTTTAAAAGATGTTTTTGAAAATTGAATCTATGCAAACGAGTAGTGTAATTTTTTGTATACCAATAGTTAGGAGATGTTATTTTTTCTCGCGTGAAACCAATGGCTTCATACACGCTACCTAATGACCATCTTCTATCAGCGTAGCTAATTATTTTTTTAACGTTGTTATTTTTACAGAAGTATTTTAAAAGCTTTCCAGCTCCCCCGACTATGTTAAAGTTTTTTACTGTGCAATATCTTACAAGCTCGTATACATTTTCTTCAGAATTACTACCTAATGCTTTTCTAAGCTTTGAGAACGTCATAACGGCTACGAGTCTCTTTTTATAATATAACCCGTAGTTGATACTCGTATTAACATCTCCCTGTATATGATATTTTTCATTGAATAAACTTTTCACATGATTAGTAATTGATTCAATACAACACTCTCTTGCGTATATTGAACGGGTTTGCAAGTTTAATATATGCTTTAATCTCGAGAATACAATTGCCTGTTTACTATAAAACTCATCCTCAAAAATCTGAATAAGTCTTATGTTGTTTGCTAAAGCTTCTTCTGTCTTTTTAAAATGATAATTACGATCTGTAATATTTTTTTCAGAATGCCAGTACAAACCGTTAATTTCTATGCCTAAGTTACACCCCGGTAAATAAAAGTCGATTTCAAGATTGTTAAGTTTTTTTCTGTCTCGAAAAATATACTCTATGTTATATTTTTCAAAAAATTTTTTAAGTACATTCTCATAATACGTACCCTTTGGCTTACAATACGGACATAAGATGGGGTAATTATTATTAATCCAGTGCTCAAATTTTTTGTTACATGTTACACACTGCCACGGGTAAACAATATCGTATGAATTCGCACCTCTATATTCATCAACACAAAAAAGTGGAGTAAGAGTTGGATATTTTACGGCAAGTAATTTATAATATTTTTCTCTACTTACAATTTTATTTTTCTCAGTATTGTATACTCTCGTTATATCTCCTGTTTTTATTCTATTTTTATATTCGTCTGTTTTTACATAATTATCGACTCCGTATTTTTCAATACATGTTTCTTTCTTTTTTGCTTTACCGTACACACTTGTAAGTACATTTGTTGTTCCATACTTTCTAATATTAGTCTGTCGTTTAATATCTTGTATGTTTTTAATATCAGATAGTCTACAAGCATTCGAACAATATTTTTGATAACCTGTGTTATGATTATATTTCACCTCCTTATTACATACTTTACAGAGAGGTGTTGCGCTTATATCGTTGAGAAAACAATAAACTCGTCTTGAAAATGGTACAGAATGTTCTAAAAAAAGTGTAAAATCGCATATATTATTGTACACATCTTGACCAAATCGTTTAATGAACATTTTCGGTTTTAAAAACCGTAATGAATCATTATATTCTTGTTTAAGAAATGCAGTAATTTCGTTTTTCATAAAGATAATTATACGTGCACCTAATACTTAATCTACTAAATCAATACCAGCTAGGCTTATTTCTTGTCGTCCAGGTAGCAAAGTCTTTATCGTGCTTAATGTATTGTTTATATTGTTCGGTAACTGCTAAATTATCAAAATTATTAATAACTGTACGACATTTACTGTCTTGACTGATAGCTACTGTAAAGGGCGTGAGTGCTGTTTTTGTATGTATAGTATAATCTTTATTATCTTTACACCATTTTATAAATGTCTTAGTGAAATGTTCATTTGAACCTGGCCATCTATGATTTCTTTCATTAAACATTTCCAAAGCATGTTCAACAAGCCACATATAATTTTCTTTTGATTCTTTAACCCAAACAGTACATTGATGCTTGGCGTAACCTTTTCCTGATTTTCTAGGTTTACCGGTCTTTGTTCGAGGACACAGTTCATCATTGAGCTGCTCGTTTGTAAAGCAATTCTGTAGCATAATTGCAGATTCTATCATCATTTTCGATCTGCAGTGCTGGTCACAGAGCTCTCTTGCTGAAACGATAGGGTCTTCATTAGTAACAAAAATGTTCATAATTTATATCATAACTGGTGAAACCGGAACAAGCAACATAAATAATCAATAATGGACGCATGTAACAGATCAACACAAGTAATCGCTGATTACGAGTATCTTGGCACATCTTTAAGAAAGATTAACGATAATTTTCAAATTCTAGATGTTAATGCATGTGAAATATTAGGTACAATCGAATCCTTAAGCGCTACCCTAGCTAAACTTAAAATACCTGAAACTCCGAAATGTAGTATATCTAATTCTAATATAAACAATTGTGACCTAGTAAGTATACCACCTGCTAATACATGTGTTACGGATACGAGGGTACCATTAAATTCAAGTTTTAATACACTTAGCGACCTTTCATGTTCTCTTGTAACAAGTATAAAATCTTTATCGGCTATTGTCGTTAACCACTCTATTGGTAAGACAATGTTAACACCTGTAACTACTCCGCAATGCTTTTACACCGATGGTATAAGCACAGATGAGTACATAGGAGATTCTTATCAAAAGATTATCAATAACTTTAAAAGTCTCGAGAGCACTTATTGCGGCCTTGCTAATAAAGTTAACTCTTTAAGTTCGAGGATTTGCTGTCCTGGAGATGTACCGAAAAGACAGGATCTTCTCGATAGATTTACGTTACAAGGAGAAGGTGGGTATAGATGGAATACATTTAATTTCGTTAATAGAGATGTGATGTACGCACCACTTGAATATAAGGACTCATATTACGCCCCTATTGTAGGTTCAAGCTATACTACTTACGCCTATACCACTTCTTTTGGTGGTATATCGTATTACGGGTTAAGTGGTATTTTAAGAATGTGTGCCGGTAACCATAACCAGGCAGCTATTTTCCGGAACGGTAACGTATTCTATACCGAAGATACTACAGATCCTATTAAATCGAGAGGGCCGTTTCATTATTCTTGGATAAGTGATAATTTACATGCATTTAAAGACATATTCATGCCGTCATCTTATGCATGGACAAACTGCCAAGTCGTCTTATTAACCAGCGGAGATCTCGTTGAGTTAGATTTGAGAAACAGATATAACCCGCCACGGGTTATATTAACAAATGTAAGTAGAGTAGTAGCAATTAACCAAGCACATAACTCTGACTGCATTGTTGCCAAATACGATGACACGGTGTGGCATGTTACATTGAGAAGTGACACGTATACGAGTGCTGATTACGAAGCAAGACAAATTTTAAACTTAGATGATAGCGATATATTATTTGCTCAAATCGGAGATCCAGGAAACTCTTGCTTTGTATGTCTTAAGTCAGATCCTACTAAGATATATCGGTTAACGACCAGTACAAGACATCTAGGTAGTTTTAGTTGGTTAACTGCTCGTTCTAATACGCCAGCAACTTTACCAGGTCTTCCTTTAGGAGCTGGAGAGTATTTTGTTGACGGTGCTAGTAACGAGTTCCATTATGTACTTCTTACAAACAAACGAATACTTTGTTACAGAGGAGACGGTGGTAGTTATGGGTACGGACCTGTTCCATTTGTAGCAAGGAACCTGGCACCTGGTGTATCAGCGGTTAGCATGTCTACGAGTACCTCTTACTCTATGGCGGTTCGTTTAACTGATGGTTATTATCTATTAAGCGTTCAGGGTATGGGTAATTATAAAACTGGCGGCGGCCCTGTCCCGTACTATAACGCATATGTAAACATGGATAAGTTTACGATGTGGAATAACTTAGTACAGAATCTATCTTCTGGTAGACCGGATATTTTCGGTTTCGGTACATTATCTTGCTGTACGTGTTTACAGCCACTACCGGTTTTGTGTGCAGGTCTTGCGCTAGAAGACTTTGTTACATGTATACAACTAGAAAATGGTACTAATATAGATTTAGAATAATAAGCATGACAACTATAACAAGAAACTATAGTATTAATAATTTTCTATCAGCAGTTACCACATTTAACGGAGACACACTGAATAACATTACGTCTACTGCAGGAGATAATATTATTAATCTCTATCACAACCTAACACCTACAGCATTTGAAGGGCTGTTTTATACAACGCTACTAAATGTTGGTGGTATCGTTACACCTACTCCATTAACAGATCCGTGCGTTGAGGCTTATGGGGTTTCATGGAAATGGTCAACATTTAAAGGATGCTCATCCCCGGCAACTATGCCTTTAAATACGTTTACTCATAAACCTTCTACATGGGAAAACGTAAAGTGTGGTAATTCGTATGAAAAAAGATGGATAAAAGAACCACATGTGCAACCCTCTACAATTACCGCTACAACTGTTTTATGTGGTTGTGAGAAAGATTATGTAATTTGGAACCTCTCTACAAAAAACTGGTCAGTTAGTACATCCTTAGGTTCAGAAATTAATAAGTTTCCGTATTTTTTAAAGTACTCTCAAGATGGTTTATCGCCTTACACGTTCTCTCTTGAAAAAGACACTATACTAAATGTGAAAGTTTGCCAAGATATAAAATGTGAAAGTGTCTTTAATACTATTACACTCTTTACTGATCAGGGTACTATGTCTCAAATACATAGCGAAATTGTTAATATAGTTGACACTGTTATAAAACCGCGTGCTATAAATTATTTTACAGCTACCAATCATTTAATAACAGATATAAACGATATAATTAAAGTACAACCCGCTAACGGAGATAAAAGATATTTAAAAACGTTAATGTCAAGTGGATACCAGGCGTTGAGTGGCGATGGTACGAGTAATGTGTATTTACTGTTTACTGATTCCCCGAGCGCATACGTAACGAGCTGTACTAATCCCGCTAAAACAAGTACATATGATACAGATATTTCGACATTTAAAACGTTTTTAACCGGTACACCATCCTCGGATTTTTATAAAGCAACAATTCTAGCTACAACTTATGCAAATAACGTAGATAGATGCCCCGCTTTTACATCTCATTTATCATCAGTACAGACTGGCATTGGTAGCAACTATACTCCTCAGAGTAGTCTAGCAGAGTTTAATAGTAATATAAAATATAAACATCAAGTGCTATATAAAGGCACCGAGGTAGTTAGCCCAGATGCTACTACAGCTTACTACACCGATTTAATATTAAATTCGCTCTACGAACAAGGTATTGATCTTATCAATTATACTCCGAATGTTAAGCGTACAACGTTATGCGAGTCCTTAACGGCTGTTGTTAGAGCTGCACCTTACGTTAAAATATACACGCCTAATAGATTTGTTTTAGCTGGTAGAGAAGTAAAATTCGAAAACCTTACTACCAATATAAGTTCTCTATTAAGTATTAAAATTGATTACGGAGACGGTACCGTACAAACTCTTACGAGCGCTAGTATGTATTTAGATTTCAAAAAAATATACAATACAGCGGGATATAAAACATTAAATATTACTACAACTACAGTTAATGGTAGCGTGAGAGTACAAACGTTTGCAAATATTATTAAGGTAGTAAATTTTTATGATTAACAATTTAATAGACGTTACAAGATGTGTTCCTAAAGGTATGGAATTACCAGTTTCATGTAATAAGACTGGTCTTATAATGCCTAACGAAATTGCTGTTGAAGATAATATCAATAACTCGTTACGCGTAATGCATAACGGTCTTTTGCAATTGGATAGTAGAAACTGTCAGCTCTATGATTATATTGAGTACTACGGTTGGCTAGGGCCGTTACCTGAAAACGAATTTAATTGTAAAACTATATACTGGAGTGAAACTGATTGCAGTGCAACAAATCCTCGAGTTGTAAAGTGGAAAGATTTAGAGTGTGTTGGTACAGATATAGATCCATGCTTATCGTTTCAAGGACATGAGTGTACTAAGAAATCCTGTTTCGGTAAATACTGTACAGATTGGGATTGGGAGATGCGTTCGACAGCAAAAGCTGAATTACCTATAACATGGAAGATGACAAGGGATAATAACGAGTACGCAAAGATATGGAACTCCGAACCTTGTGACGGTAATGATAGTTCGCGGTGTGATGATGGTATATGGAATGTAAATATACCTTTAATCGATGATTATTACGAACCTATCGGTAATTGCTCCTCGACACAAAAATGTTTTTATACTGGTATTGCTTCTAGAGACAATATACTTTACGTTTCTCGCTCTACGACATTTTACGTGCTTTCATCTAATTACACGTCTACGCAATTAGGGGTACGATACACGATAGATAATGTGGTACGGTTTTCTAGTATATGCGGTATCGCGATAAATAGCGCTAATCATATATACGTGCTAGATAACGTGCAATGTAAGGTAGCTGTATATAGTTTTGATGTAACTGCAAATAAACCATGGACGTTGCTTAATTTATGGGGAGGAGTCGGTACAATTGCTTCTACAAATAAATTTTTAAAGCCTAATGATATACATATTGATAACAACGATAACGTCTGGGTTACAGATACAGGTAACAATTGTGTTAAATGCTACACTCCTGCTGGTAATTGGATAACAACCATTGTTGACAGTGATTTAGTATCACCGCTGAGTGTAGCTATTGACGAAATTGATCAGGTACACGTATTAACTAGTAACTCGATAAGAGTGTATGATTACACAGGTAATTTTCTTTTTAAATACGCTATTGATACAACACAGATACCTAAAAAAATTAACACGAACTTTAATAAGCAAATAATATATGTAACATATAATACATTTGTAAGAAAATACGTAAGAACTGGTATTGAATTTGATTATTTATTTAAAGATAAAAAATGCGTAGAAAACATAAACAGCATATATCAGGATGAGTTTAGAAGCACATTAGTAACATTCGGAGATAAAATTATCAAATACGTACACATTTTAAAACAAAGAGCAACAAAGAGCTCTCTACCGTCTAATTTTTGGTCTCTCGAACAGGTATTGATCGATAAAGATGAGTATATACAGGATTGGGTGTATAATAAATCCTTTCAGCGTATGTGGGATAATATAGAGATATTCAGATCTACCTTACAATACGATGGTACGTATTGTAAAGGGTATAAACCGCCAAAGTATAAAAAAGAAGAGCTTTTTATTGGACAAAACGAACCTGTTACCTCTATTGTTGTTAATAGAAATATAAATTATTTGTGGGAAAATTATTGCTCGTTATTTAGTTATTTCGATCCAACGTGTGTTGAACCGTTTGCAAATAAGGTAATTTGTGATAAGCCGTCTGTATCATGGTCTACTACATTCGGTCAAGATTCAGATCTATCTGAATGGGTGATAAGTAGCGATAAACTTAAAGCACGTTATAAAATGTCTGATAGTTGCACATCCCCTATAACAACAATGTTCGGCTCCGCGACTGCTAACATTACTACAAAAAATTGCCCTTCAGTTTTAACATTAAAAATAAATGGTGAATCCGTACAAACTCAAGGTGTATTAGAAGCATTTACGGTTTACTATCAAGGAACAGCTGTCACTACAGCAACAGCTCCGCAACAAGCACCTCAATTTAATGGTTCGTATATATGCACAGCATCAAACGCGAATGTCGTACAGCACGTAATACCGAAGTTCTTATTACAACCTAATCAAACATACACGGTAATAGCAAACACTAATACATTTACCAGCTTAGCGCATAAAAACGCGTTCTATGAAGTTAATCTTAGCTTTACGTGAACTACCTGTAGACACTAAAGACCTACTGGCTTCAGAATGTACTTACGTCCATTCTTCTTTTTAAGAACTTCAACGCCAGTGCCTCTAGAAACCTTTGAGATCTCCTTTGGTCTTACCTTAGCTCCATTCCTGTTATCGACAGTTCCTGCCGATTGAATTGCTAATGCTCTTCTTAAAATGTTTTTCGAAGCATTAACATCTCTGTCATGTATTGTGTTGCATTTAGAACAAGTCCAAGTCCTTTCATCGAGACTAAGCGACTCTTTGATGTGATCACAGCAACTACATGTTTTGGAAGACGGGTAGAAACGATCTATTACAATCACTTCTTTTCCGTTCCATTCTGCTTTGTATTTTAATTTGGTCACAAAGCTTGACCAAGCTACATCTGATATTGCCTTAGCTAAGCAATGGTTCTTAACCATTCCTTTCACGTTCAGGTCTTCTATTGCAATCAGATCATAGTCTCTTACTAACTTGGAGGAGACTTTATGTTGCATATCGTTCCGAGAATTGGTTATCTTCTCATGTACCTTTGCAACGCTCAAACGAGCTTTGTCTCTTCCTTTCGATTCTTTTACCTTTCTGCTTAAAATTCTTTGTTTTCTTGCTAACTTAACCTCGTACTTTTTAGTGAACTTAGGATTACAGTACCTTTGTCCCTCAGAAGTAATAATGAAATCCTTTAATCCTAAATCAATTCCGATGCTCTTTCCAGTCTTTTTGTGTTTAGTTGGTTTTTCTATAACACAAAGAAAAGAGATATAATATTTTCCAGAAGGATTCTTTGAAACAGTTGCGCTCTTAATAACTCCTTTTAGTTCTCTGTGCTTAACAAATTTGATTCCTTCTTTGAACTTTGGAATTTGAACTACGTTACGTTCTTTCAAAGAAACATGTTGAGGAATATTGAAACTATTTTTGTTCTTTTTTGATTTAAAACGAGGGAATTTAGATTTTTTCTTGAAAAAGTTTGTATATGCTGTCTCTAAATTGACCAATGTCGCTACTAAACATTGAGAATTAACTTCTTTAAGCCAATCATAACCTTCGTCCTTTTTCTGCTTTATAAGCATATTTTGACAAACATTGAATTTTAGTGTCTCTTTGTTTTCCGAATAATGCTTCTGTTTTTCAGCTAAAAAATGATTATAGATGAATCTTGAACAGCCAAAATGCTTTGCCAAAAGAACTTCCTGCTCCTTTGTAGGAAGCAAACGGAACTTAAATGCTTTGTGCATTTCGTTCTCTTTTAGTTCTTGTACTTTTCCGATCATCTATTATTACTTATCTCAGACGAACGTATTTTTTACAAAAAATATTAAGATTTATAAAAATATTTTAGCTGATTCATCTAGACGACTAAAGATCGCCTAGATTTCTCAGCCACTCACCTTAAATAATAAAATAATATGGCAGCATGTCTTTCAAATATAACAGAAATTAGTAGAGAGGAATGTATAGGTAATTCATTACCTATAATAAACGACAATTTTACAAACATGAAAAATTATGTTTGTTCTCTTGAAACTGGTCAAGAAGGAATTATCGAGCAATTACAATTCCTTATACCGTTGTACGGGGTTATAAATTTTTACGGAGATATTGTATTAGGTGGAGTTAATTTTGAACTGGACGGTAAAGGTAAACAAAATATAGTGCAAGGTATAGATCTCCGTGCCTATCACTTATGTAACGGTAACAACGGTACACCAGATCTAAGAGATCGCTTTGTCGTTGGTTCTGGTGGAACATATGTACACAGAGAGTTCGGGCCTTTATATAATAGTACTGCTTCACTTGCCTTTAGTTCTGTAAAACTAACAATACCAGAAATGCCTATACATACTCACGGTATTACTGAGCCTAATGGCGGGCAAGGTCATAGTCATACAGGGTCAGCTAGTTCTACAGATAGTGAACACTCTCACAAGTTTAAGCCTCCTACAGGTACGTGGGAAGATAGCGATACTGCTGGAAGCGATGATGGCTGGCAAAATGATGGTGGTGGAAAAAGAGAGGGTGAAACACAAACTGACGGAAAACACAGTCACACACTTTCTATTGATCGAGCAACAACTGATATTACAATTAACAATGAAGGTGGCAGCTTACCACATGAAAACAGACCTCCTTATATGGCTCTAGCGTACATAATGCGTTACAAATAATAATGGCAACTTGTTTTACAGAATCTATAAATGCTACGGATTTTATCGGAGATTCTCTCGATAAGATTAATGATAATTTTGTTAAATTAAAAACAGTTAGTTGTACCTTAAGTGGTTATCTAAGAGGTGTTAGTAGTTTTGGTGTTAATAATATTTTCGGGGGTTCAGGTATTAACGTTACAGGTAGCGTACTCTCTAAAAGTATGCCACCGGTGTGGCATGTAGGCGGTACTAGAAAATCGCTTAATAATGAAACAAGTACCAATAGAGTAACAGAAATTATTAGTAAAGATACTAGTTTTTTAAAATATCTATCAGATGTAGTACAGTCGAATTTTATTTTAAAAGAACAGGCATCTTTTGTAACTAACACAGTTAACGGTTTTCCTACAGGTAACTATTTTAGAGGCGGTATAAACTTACACGACGGAAGAATATTTTTTCCTAGTACAACAAATAACACGACATCTTACATATATGATAGTGTTACAGAGAGTGTCTCACCACTTGTCGGGTTTCCGTCTACTACATCCAGTAGCTTTTGGGGTAGCGTGTTAATGGCTGATGGAAGAGTTTTTTGTATACCGCATAATTCTACAAGTGCTGTTATCTATACACCTTATGAATTACAATCTGCAAATTGGTTTACAACAAACGCTGGTGGTACCTATCCAGGCTCTCAGGCATATTTAGGTGGTACGCTTCTCGTAGATGGTAGAGTGTTACTTTGCCCATACAATACAAACTCTGTTGCTATATATAACCCTGTAACAAACACCCAAGCATCTATACCTATAACAACTGGAGCAGGAGCTGTTTATACATTAAAATCATTTTATGGATGCTGTTTAACGTATAACCGTAAAGTATTTTTTGTACCTAACGATACAACTACTTATTGGGTTTTAAATGCTGCTAACACAGCCATGGTTGCAGTTAACAATACTGCACCAGGAGGGGATGCGTTCCGCGGCGCAGTTACATTATCAAATGGAAACGTATTCTGTGTACCGTATAATTCAACATATGCTGCTATTTACAATCCAGCTACAGATGCTATAACATCAACAGGTAATATATTCCCTGGCAGCGGGGCATACGAAACAGGTACTCTTCTTCCAGATGGCAGAGTGTTTCTTATGCCAGCTAATACCGGGTTTCCTGGCATATATAATCCTTTTAATAATACACTCGAAGACGTTAATATAAACATAAATGCATCAGATTACTATGGTTCCTCGCTTACAGTTAACAATAGACTAATGTTGTACCCGAGAAACAGCACATCCGGTATGTTAATATCTGTACCATATAATAACGGTTTCTCGTCCAACACAATCACGAATCCTCTATTTAATAAGCTATAATGAGTTCTTGTAATTTAACAACCCAGATAAATAGTAAACAGTGCTTGTCAGAGTCACGTAAAGTTATAAATGATAATTTTTTAAACCTTGATACAGCATTATGTACCGTATCTGCTTTTTTTAGTGGTACGCTGGGTAATAAAGTCAGTAGAGTTATACCTGGTAACGGAATTACGTTACAACCTGCATCTAGTAACGGAACTGGTACGTTTACTATTGATTTAAACACTTGCCCTAAATGGCAGACAGGTGTTACTAGTAAGATGCTTTATGATGAAATTCCAGGTAATAATATATCTACTCAGTATGCAGAATTTAACAATCTTTTAAAGCACGTAAGCGATACAACAGAGCGTAATATACCTTTACCGGGTTGTGAGAGCTTAATAACTCTGCCTTACGATTTTGGTAACCAAACTGATAAATTCTGCGGTAGTATGCTGTTACCAGATGATAGAATATTTCTCGGTCCTAATTTACTAACAGATGCTCTTATATACGATATAAAAACGGGTACAGCTTACAAGCCACCAATTCCAGCTGGTATCGGTTACCCAAACGTTATAGAAGCGTTTTCCGGTACCATACTACTACCTGACGGTAGAGTGTTTTTTGTTCCATATAATACAATTTACGCAAGAGTTTATACTCCAGGTACTCATACCTTATCTACGGAATTAAGTGCTGGTAATTATTTAACACCTAAAGGATTTTCAAAAGGGGTATTATTACCGAATGGTAGCATATACCACGTACCTTATAATAGTTTAATAGATAGAACTTACAATATTAAAACAGGAGCAAATACAACGTCTCCGAATATATATCCTGGTGTTGTTAATTCGTTTTCTGACGGAGTGCTATTACCTAACGGTAATGTTTTTCTAGTGCCACAAGGACATGCATCAGCCGCTTTATACAACTTTAATACGAGGTTACTGAGTTACGTTTTAACATATAGCTTCCCTAATGGTGGTGGATTTTCAGGTGGTGTAATGCTTGACGATGGCAGAATATTTTGCGTACCTTCAAATAACAGTAAAGCAGCTATTTACGATCCGAGTACTAATACATTTACTATACCTTCTGGAGTATACCCTATAGGTGGTACGAGCTGTGGTGGTTGTTTATTAACAGACGGTAGAGTACTCATAACTCCAATTAACGGTAATACTATAAAAATTTACGATCCACGTGAAGACGCACTACACGATACAGGTCTCAAGCTCGGATCTGGAGTGTCTCACTCAAACGGTATAGTACTTAAAAACGGGGATGTATTTTTTGCACCAAGAGATAATAAAAATGCTAAATATTTAAAATACTTTCATCAGAGTAATTTTTCGATGAATTTTTTAACGGGTCTATTTGTATAGTGTTATGAAAAATTGCGATATTACAATTAAATTAATCGATGAGAATGAAATTATAGGAGATTCATTAAACACTATAAATGATAATTTCAATACTCTAGATAATGCAGCGTGTACTGTTAAAAATAAAGCTGCTAGCGTGAGTAGTGGTGGAGTATATTCGACTTTAACCGGTCAGGTAACCGGTGGTATAGCGGTTGCCCCGACAAGCGGCATAGTTAATGTATCAGAAATATACTGTCCGTTGTGGCATATAGGTAGCAATAATAAACAGCTGTATAAAGAAATTGCTCCAGATAATGTTTCTCAGCAGGTTAAAAAATCTAGTGACTTTTTACGCTACATACAAAGTGTAGTTTATCAAAACCCACCTATTATAGGGTCAGAAACATATCTACAGAGATTTACAGTATCGTTTTCTCTAGCAACTACATTTCATTGCGGGGTAGTTACATTAGGGGACGGAAGAGTTCTCTTTGTACCACATTCGTATACTTACGGGGTAATATATGACCCTGTAACAGATTCATTTTCATTTACAGATGTGCCGCTTTCATCGGGATTTGCAGATGGTTGCTTGTTACCAGATGGTAGAGTATGCTTATTACCTGGTATAAACAATTATATATACATATGGACTCCGGGTACGAATAATCTTTTTAGATCTAGTATAAATTTATCAAAACCAGGTCTATCGCAACCGTATAACGGAGGTGTTCTTTTAAAAGATGGTAATATAATGCTTATACCATATGAGCGTAATGACGGTACACTTATATACAACCCTGTTACAGATACTGTGCAAGAAATAATGGGAGCGGAATTTACAACACCAAACAAGAAAAGTTTCTATAGCGGACAGCTCTCTCTTGATGGTTCGTATGTACTTTTAACACCACACAATTCACTATTCGCATTAAAAGTTTATGTAGATCCGCCGTACAATTTGGTGTTTGCTGGTTTAGGTACTACGTTTAGCGGTAATCAGGATTTTAGCGGCTCTGTAATGCTATCTGATGGTAGAGTATTTTTTGTACCGTATAACGCTAATTCAGCTTATATATACAACCCAGGTACAGATAGCTTTACAGTTGCAGGTGGTGTTTATCCAGCAGGGCCATCAAAATATAGATCAGGTATATTAATGCCAGATGGTAGAGTATGTATGCCACCTTTTGGTTATCAGAAGGTAGCGTTCTACGATCCTATATCAGATTCGACACTGTTTTCAACCACTATCGGTAGTGCGAGTTTTAAATACGCTGGCGGCACTGTACTCGAAAACGGTAAAATACTGATTGCTCCGTATAATGAACAAAAAGCTTTAATAATATCCCCTGTTTGTCAAAGCGGGTTTTCTCGAGCTGCTACTACAGGAATGTTTTTTAAGGAAACGATGTGAAAAAACCACGAGATAGTATAAATATAAATAGAAACTTTTATGAATAATAATTCTAACCTAACAAACGCGTATGAAGATATCCTTCTTTCGGAAGGCAAAAAAAGAGGAGAAGCTACTAAGAAAGTAACTCACTCTAAAGACAACGTCGTAGCAAAAAAATTCGATATCGGTAACGGTAAAGATAAGAAGCTTGTAGGAGACGGTCCTTCAAAAGCTAAACTACGTCATACCCCGACAGATAAAAAGAAATTTACAACAGACTCTTTTAATTCGTTTGAAGCACTCTTTAGATCTACGCTCCTTGAAGACGAGGAACTACAAGGTGCTAAACCTACAAATAACGTCAATATGGACTTTCAAGTACCTACATCTGGAGACGAGATGACTGATGAAATTGAAAATACGCAAGATGAAGTTTCAGATCTAGTTTCTGATTTACGTAGCGTAGTAGATTCTCTTAACGATATTCTTAATAAAATAGATGACGCTCAGGGAACTGAAGGGGAAGAATCGACTGAGGAAGAAGATGAGGTTGAAGAAGAATCAACTGAAGGTGAAATGGGGAATGAAGAAGCACCGGAAAATAAAGTTAAAGAATCTGTTGAAGATCACGGTGTACCGTTGAAGAATATGAAATCAGGTACAGGTTTTAACACGAAGCAGAAATACGTCGTTAAAAGTAACTTAAAACCAAAAAGCGCTCTCGGTCAATACATTAAACGTAAAGCCGAACCAGAGCTTAAAAAATTAAATGTGAGTCATACAGAACTACAAAATACAAAGAATCTAAAAGTTAAAACTTCAGACATTAAACCTGGTGAATTTTTTAAATAAAAAAGATAAATAAAAATAACCCCTTCAATGGAAATAGATCTAAAACAAATAATAAAAAGACCTTTCAGTGGCGTAGCAAGGAAGACTCCGTCTTCCTTTTGGATGCTGATACCAAGTAAATCAAAGGCACAAAGAAACTACTTCGGAGTTTCATCGGCAGGAACTGCCGATTACAGACATGGAGCTAAAATAAGACTTTTAAATTCATTTAAAAGCACAAGCGATGAAGTGTCTAAAAAGAAAGAACATTTATGTTCTGAAGCCGAACGATCTTTAGTCGTTCGGTAGTTCACATAAAGAAATAGTATATTGATATTAAAAAAGCCTCATATTTGTTATGAGGCTTTTTTTTTTGTAAAAAGAGATTACACGAGCTTAAATATTATAGTGAAACGCTTTGAAAAAATATTTACAGAAAACTATTTAAAATATCATCATATTCCTATTGCTGATAATAGTCTTGACCCTAGGGTTTTTATATTTTTTGAAGATAGCAGAGATCCTGAGCTACTACCTGCTGCGAGAACGCATATATTGAGGGACATACAGTATTTAAATGATATTGAAGCTATAGGTACGAATACAAGAATACTCGATTACGCTATAGTAGACTCTGTACTACTACCACATGCAGAAAGTAATTGCACTGTTGATATCATAGTGCAATTAAATACAGCTAATTTACAAGATGTATTAAAAGAACGTCTTATTAACGCAACAGTAGCTCTTAATAAGAGAAAATTAACAGATTCAAATCATTTTATTAACTATCAATTAACAGTTAATAGATTAAATTTCGATAAAAATAAATACGTGTTTCATCCGTATTATAATAAATGGATTAAAAAACCAAAGCATCTCGGAAATTAACATGAATAAGGTACGTTATCTTAATAAAGATGTAAACGCAAATGAGCGTAACAACTTTAGCTTGTGGTGGAGGGAGCAAATAGAGCACTTTGGTACAAGTATAAGATATTACACGAACGGTTATACCTTAACTAGTCATAATTTTATATACGGAGAAGACCCTACGTCGGCTTTTGAAAGTGTGGGTGAGATGATAATGCTCACAAACATAACAAATGACTCTATAATGCTTTCAAAATTCGGTATAATGGCTGATTGCGACATGACTGCAGTCGTGCATATATCTTCATTTTCTGAATCTCTCGGTCCAGGTAGAGAGCCTAAAGCCGGGGATCTTATTGAAATGCATGAATTTGGTGGATACGGTGATAGACCTGGGTTTAGAGGTGCTCCTATATATGAGATAACAGAGCGCGATGATCAGCATTTAGAGCTCACGAATACGTTAATGGGTCATTATGTGTGGTATATAAAATGTAAGCGTTGGGAGTACTCATACGAACCTGGTATGCATGCAGAACCTAATAATATACAGATTAACGATGGCGGGGATTACGGGCGTTTATCTGGTGGTGAGAACCCTGAAAAACTATTTCAACCGTACCCTGATAGTGCAGATAATAGTGCGAAGTGTATATACGACTATTACGACAGCGATCAAGATACTGATGGCAATAATATGGCAGGGCATTTTATACCTCCGCAGCCACCTCCCGGTAATCCGTATCCAGCAAGTTCGACCTTTACAGCTACTCACAATACTACATTAACTAATATCCTAACTTCAAATAATACATCTAGCCTCTTCCTCGGTCAAAATGTGGGTAACATAATGACAAGTACGGTTGTCGAAACTGATGAAGAATCTAAGACATTTGCTCTTGAAACTAAAGAAAACGAAGAGGATGATATTATTTTCTGAATGTTGATTTGAATACAAATTCGTATAAATAACTTATATGAAAAATCAACAATTTTATTCTTCTACAATAGGAAATATTCTACATAAAGATTTACCAGATCCTTTAGCTTCTAGTGCCGAAATAGCACAAAGAGGTTTTAGGTTGATAATAACCAAAAACAAACAATTCTATCCAGAATTGCCTTCGAAAACGTACTTAGAGGAGCTATGGAAGCAAACCGAAGTACCAGAAGTCAAAGATTGGAAAGAGTTACATTCTTGGTTAAAAAACTTTAAAGTGAAATATAGAGTTTCTGTTCCGAAAGAAACAGTTTTCAGAAAATTCAAATCTAAGAATTCTAAAGTTAATTTTGCTTTAGATTCATTTAGAATGGCAACATTCGATTAGATTGAATTTTTATTTTATCGTGCAAATTAAAAAAGACAGTAATTATGATCTGTTTAATTTAGATGGAGGAAAATTTTAGTTATGAGTAAAAATTACTCAGGAGCTTATGGAGGTTACGGTGGTGTTTCAAATGATGCTCATTACGTACCACCGCCAATTCTAGACTTCGTGCCCCAGCCACCATCTATACCCTTCACTGCTACCCATGTAGACGAAATACAAAAAGCATTACGCACTATTAATGTCAAGGATCTCACTACCTTTATTAATACTAACTCCGGAAGCCTATTACTCAGGAGAGAAGTAATTGATAGTGACCTAACCACTGACGCGTTTAGTATGTTCACTATGAATAATCCAACTGAGCAAATAACGTTTACTATACCTGCAAGTACAGATAAGGTTAATATGTTTAATCTCGATGGAGGTACTTTCTAATGTCAAATATATTCAATAGAAGACCGTACACTGAAAAAGATGCAAAAGATATAAGCGATCTTATTATACCTCCAGGTCTTACATTTCAGGACTGAGTGAAAGCTGAGTGATCTTTAGTCACTCAGATGAAACTCAGCCTTGCAAAAGATAAATAAAAAAGATAAATAAAAATAACCCCTTTAATGGAAATAGATCTAAAACAAATAATGAAAAGACCTTTCAGTGGCGTAGCAAGGAAGACTCCGTCTTCCTTTTGGATGCTGATACCAAGTA